TGCACGATCGGCGGCAAGGGAAGCCGTCACGTCGAAACCGGCGGCCCGTTGCGCTTCAAGCCCGGTTCGGCCGTGGGTCGGTGCTTTGCTGTATTCATACAGCTTGACGGATCCCTCGGCGCGGGCCGCTTGCAACGCATCCGCAACGTTTACGCTTTCGCCCGCGTCAACCACAAGCCCGAACCGGCGCCGGATTGTTTGCGCTTCAAGCGGTGAAGCCGGGAAGCGGCGCAAGTGCCATGCCACATCGTCGGTGCCGCGCAAGCGCACGGCAAGCGGCAAGCCATCGGCGGCCGCTTTCGCCCATTGCCGGGCGATCGCCCATAGGATCGCCCGCGAATAGGTTTCAGGTTCGGCGATCATCGCCAGAGTCCGGCGGCCGCGGGCGGTTGCAACGGCCGCGGAAAGCCCGCCGTGTCCCGCCCAAACGAGACAAGCGTTAGAGCAACCGGCCGTTGCCCACGGGCAGGCATTGTGACGGCGGGCGAGCTCGGCCGTTCCGGTTTTGGCGGCAAGGGCGGCAAGGGCGGGAAGGAAAGCCCGCGGCGCAACCGCGGCATCGTTGCCGGGATCGATCGCCGCGGCAAGTGCACGGCCCGGCAACGTGTGATGAATAACGGCCCGAGCGATCGCCGAACCTTTAACTAGTTTGGCGTTGTTGTCAGTTAGCAAGCCGTCAAGCGAAAGCCCGAAACGGGAAAGCATGGCGGAAACATCCGCGGGAAGGGAAACGCGGGAACGGGAAGCGGAAAGCATGGCGTCAGGATCGAAAGGGAAAGCGCCGGTAAGGGCGGCGGGTGAAACGTGAAACATCGAAAGGCCTTTCCTAGTTGCCAATGGTTACAAGATGTGATGTAACCATTGGCGACATAAAAGGCAAGGGGAAATTTAGTCCCGATCGGAAACAATCCAGCGAACCGGCGCCGGTGCCGGTGAGATCAAACCGGCCCGGATTGCGTCGCTACGGGCGGCCGCGGCCTTTTCGGTTTCAAGGTATCGGGAAAGCACGGCCGAAAGCATGGCGGCCGTATCGGGATCAGTTGCGGCAATCCAGCCGCCCGGAACGCGGGAAAGCATGGCGTTAAGAGATGAGATCGGCAAAGTCGCCCGCTTCAAGGTGACAGGCAAAGTCGGAAAGGAAAGCGTTAAGAGTCGCGGCGGGAAGCCATGAGACAAGCTCGCCGAGCACAAGCTCGGCGCCGAGATGCTCGGCGAAATCATGCGCGACGACACGCGGCGCCGCGGCGGGCAGAGTGTAGGAAAGCACGACGGATCAAACGAAAGAAATAGGAGAGTCTGAAAAGCTGCCGGATGAAAATTCTTCTACGGCGTCAATAATGGAATCATCTACCGTTTCGCAATCGCCCGCAAAATAGAGTGAAGCTATTTCATCCATGATTGCGTCATGATTGCCGGCATGTTCGGCAAGGAAAGCACCATCAACGTCTACGGAAACAACGTGATTAACGTTAAGAAGGAAGCGTGCCATAAGAGAGGAAAGCGAAAGGATCAAACGAAAGCGGGAAGGGCGGCGCCGGTTGCCTGGCAGGCGGGAAGGGCGGCAACGGCCGCGGGATCCTCACCGGGAAGCGTCACGGGCGCGATGCGATACAGGCGGGCATCGCCGCGGCAAGCGCGATAAAGGCGCAACCGGCGGGCGGCCGTTTCAGCAGTCACAACGGCGGGCGACGCGGGAAGCCAGCCGGCCGCGGTGCCGCGAAAGGTTTCGATGCGAAAGGAAAGCATGGCGGAAAGATAAAAGCGTTTCGATCGGGCCGTTTCGCCCGTTGGTGGAATCATGCCGAACCGGCGGCCAGGATCCCGGCACATGTAGACGGTTTCCCAACCGGCCCGCTTGTGCGGTGCTTTCGGGCGGTTGCGAGGGTACGGGCGAACCGATCCCGGAAGGGAAAGGAAACGGGCGCCCGCGTGAAACCACACGGCCGGGCGATCCGTCAACCCGTTGTGGCAATCCGAAAGGATCGCCGCGGGCGGCCGATAGTGTGCCAAACCGTACGCGGCGAAAGCATACGAAACCGAGCACCAGAGTTGGCACACCTAACTAGCTTGCACGGTTGGCACACCTAACCGTGCGCCGCGCCTAGTGCACCTAACCGTGCACAGGGTAAGTGCACCTAACCGTTGGAGGTTTGTATAAAGAATAAAACAGCACGGTTTGTATTAGTTACAAACAGCACTGTTTGAGATCTTTATACAAATAGTACAAATGTACGAATAGTACAAATGTACTATAGTACAAATGTACTATAGTAGATATATACTAATTACGAAATCAGCGTGTAATAGGGCGGGCTAAAAACCGCCCCATGCCGTGTGTGAAAAAGGGCCTTAAGAACCGACCCCTTGCAAGTCCCCCGGCCCTTAAAAACCGGCCGGCCGCGAGTCCCCCGGCATTTCAATCCCGAGCTCCTCAGCCGCCTCGAGCAAGTCTTCGTCGCTGGCGGCCATCAGATCGTTGCGGGTCTCGATCATCTGGTCTTCGAACACATCGCCCCGCTTCACCATGGCGGCCACCATGGCGGCGATCAGGTCAATGCGCTGGTCTTCGGTGAGTGTGGTCTGGGTCATGAGAGGCGGTTCCATTCTTCAGGGCATCGGTCGTCGCATTCGCGGCGCAGCTCGCTGTTGCTCAAGCCGGCCAGCCAGGCCTCGGTGTCTGCGATCTGGCTGTCGGTGATCTCGCCAATCTCGAGCATGGCGTCGAGCATGCTGTCAATGATCCGCACGCGGGCGGCGCGGGTGATGTAGGTGCCGGCCATCAGATCAGCCCCAGCAGGCGCAGCCAGGAGCCATCGGCGTCTGACTCAACGGTGTCGCCATCGGGTGTCTCGCAGCAGGTGTCGAACGTCCAGCGCTCAACGTCCTCCATCGAGGGCACGGGCCACCAGCGGTTCTGCCAGCGCAGCTTCAGCACCTTGGTGCCGTCCTTGCGGCTGAAGCGGCCGATGGCGCCATCACGCAGGAACTTCTCAACCGTGCCATCGGGCAGGGTTACGGCATTGATCAGGCGCTTGGGCACGAGGATGTCGTCGCCTTTGCGGCGCACGTTGACCGTGGCCGGGAACTGCAGGTCTTCGGTGATTTTCACGGGACTCAAAAGGTAAAGGGGACTCAAAAGCTCGGGGGACTCCCCGAGTCAGCGCATCGGGTGGACAGGGGCGGCGCAGCCATTGGCCAGCAGTTGATCAGCAAGGCGCTCGGCGCTGTCGAACACCATCAGCCAATCCTTAGGCAGCGGCCGATAGCCGATGCTGAGCAGCTCGTTGCGGAGCTCAAAGGCCTCGCGGTCCCAGCCGGCCAGATGCAAGGCGTCGATGACCTGCTGGGTGTAATTGCGGGTGAGGTACTGGTTCATGGGATAAGTGGCGCTTGCCTGAGGGAACAGTAAGCCGCCACCCACCCCTCGACTCCCGGAACGTTACAAACTGAAACTATCGGCGGGTGCGGGTGCAGTAGCCGCCCTGCGGATACCAGCCAACAGGGCAGCTGTTGCCAACCTTTGCGATCGCTTCCTGCCGGTTCTGGCTGAATGGCACGCAGTAGGCGCCTTGCGGGTAATAACCCACCGGGCAGCTGCCGCGCTTCACCACAGGCTGCTGAGCCATGGCGACAGACGAGACAAACACAAACGCAAGAGACAGCAGTCGGATCATGGCTTCACGCTCAGGCTGATGTAGGACTTCGGGCGATCGGTGGCGACACCGAGCGACTGCTCGTCGAGCTGCATCTGCCGCAGCTGCAGGGCCAGGTGGTCACACACGGCGCTGTAGCTCCAGTTGTGCCGCTCCTTCTTCACCACCAGGAATCCCTCGGTGGCAATCCGGTCGAGCTGGTGGCGCTGCATGTGCCCCAGCAGAAATTCGCGATCTTTGCCTAGCTCGGCCTCGAGCTGCTGGATCTGCAACTGCAGGCGCTTGGCGCGGGCGAGGCGGCGGCCAATCGAGCCAGCAGGGCTGTAGGCCCGCTCACGGCGGGTGGTGGATGAGATGGTCATGGTGCGCAGGTGAATTGCTGAACGCCCCACGAAATTACACGTCAACCAGCCCATGCTCCGCCCCGTGTAACAACCCGTAATAAGCCCGACTACCGCCGGACCTTCCGCCCTAAATTCCGCTCCACGGTCTGCAGCGCCAGGCCCAGGAAAACCGGAATGGCGCGGGTGCCCGTCTCCCAGCGAGCGATCGTCACCCGGTCGACACCGAGCTTCTCCGCCAGCTGCTGCTGGGTCAGTTCGAGGCGCTCCCGGAGTGCAGCGAGTTCTTCTTTGGTCATGACAGATGTGTAGCCGCTGGCCACAATACTGTCAACCGCCCATCACGTCCTTCAGCTTGCCGAACACCAGTTTCGGGAACTCCTGCCCGGCCACCCGGTCGGTGAGTCCGTAGAAGTCGTAGCGAGTCGCCACGCTCGGCGGGCTGGGGAAATACTTGAACAGCATGCTGATGTCCCGGCCCGAGCGCCGGTAGATGCCGGGCTTCAAACCCGAGCGGTTGCCAGGCCGCGCCATGAAGTACTCCTTCTTCGGCAACCGCTTCGCCGTGCCATAGCGCCGGTCGACAAAATCGGTCATCGCGCCGATCGAATACAGCACCTGGGTGTACTGCCCCGGCGAGATGTTTCCGTATGAATTAAGCCGCGCCGCATCGCTCTGGCGGATCGGCAACATGTACGACCCAGAAGGTGTGAAACCTCGCCGGGCGAGCGCCTTGCTGAAGCGCGTGTCATAAACCTGCTTGGCGCCAGCCCCCGGCTCCTTCACCTGCGGGAAAAGGTATTTCGATGCCGGGTTGCCCTTTGCACCGAACTCCTTGACGCCGATATACGAATACAGCTTCTGTTTGTCGGACTTCGTATAAAAAATCGAGTTCAACGTGAACGGCACCGGGTTACGAAACACCCGCTGCATTTCGCTTCGGTGCGCAGCCTGCAGGACCGGGCCGAGCTTGTTGAGCGCGTAGCTCATCACAAAGGGCATCTGCACCCGGCGCACGATGTCCAGGTTCTTCACCACCGCGTCGGCGTCGAACGTGATCGAGCCCTGGCGGTAGACGCCACTCCCGGAGAAGGTGATCGCCATCGGCGGCTCCTACGAAAAGACCCCGCCATGCAATCGGGGTCCGGTGGTCCTCTCATCCAGGGCGAGTCTAAGCGGTTCTGACGTTCCGCGCATCCCCGCAGAGCACCAGTCGCTGCTCCTTGCCCACCCAGACGGCCCCACGATCGCCCTGGAGGCCCTGCCAGGTGCCTGAGGCCCACTGAGAGCCCATGTAGACCTTCACGGCCGCTCCACGGGGCAGGGACGGCCACCTGGTGGGGCTGGCGGCGAGGCGCTGGTAGTCAGAAGGGCTCGGCATGGGCTTGGCTTAAGCCGTGCGCGAAACTTTCACGCCACCGTCGATGACATTGACGCTGAACGCACAGCCCAGTCTTTGGCCAAAGCGGTTAGCGGTCACACGGATCGAAGAAAGACAACGGCCGTCTTTGTCTCGCCCATTGCTCATCGGGACAACAAAGGCATCGCCGACGCCGAGCTGCTCAAGCGGCCAGTCGATCACCTTCCGGCGGGATCTGGTGGGGATCGAGTCAGCTCGGATGATCTGGTAATCCATGAGACGCTTCAAGAAACAGGATGAAGCGTAGCGGAAATGCGGCAACCGGGCGCCATGAGGGGCCTGTAACAGCTGTGACGCTTTGTGACGGTCACCGTTACACCCAAACCCCTTGCAGGACAAGGGTTGTAACGCTGTAACAACTAATCCTACTCTTAAAGATAGTAGTAGTAGGGGTTCAGGGGGTCTGTAGGGCTATATATCTCTATGGGGCTTTCCTGGAAAAAAGCGTTACAAGCGTCACAAACGTCACAACCGTTGCGCCGCAAGGGTTTTCAGCGAAACGCTCACTGTTTCACGGAGCCCCAAACCGTTACACAGTCTCAAGCGTCTCAAGTGGGACCAACGTTGCGCGTGCGACGCCGCTGCCCTTGAACCGGACCGTTCCGTTACTGACCGAGGCACCAGTTAGCCGCCTCAAGGACTGCCGATAGGCGTTACCGGCCCACGGCGTGTCTTTGAGCAGGGCCTGCAGGTTGGTGCTGTTGTTGGCGACCGCCAGGGCACCACCGGCCACCTTCAGGCCGTAACGGCCGAGGATCGTCTCGATCTCGTCCGAGGGGTGATCACGGCCGGGGATGGCGAAGATCACGCCGCGCTGGGCCATCTGCACCAGCTCGAGCACCGACATCTTCCGGGAGCCGTCCACCTGGATCAGGGACTGGAGGATGTGGTTGATGCACTTCATCTCATCCGCGTCGGTGGCATCCACCTCGCGGCTTTCCCAGTCCATCATGTTGATCCACTCGATGGCCTGCTGCAGCGAAAGTTCGCCACCGCCACCGGGCTCGAGCGTCCAGGCACCGGCCAGCAACGTGCCGTGCTGATCGCCAAATCGCTGCCCGAAGCGCCGTGCAAGTGCAGCTGCGAGCGTCTTGGCATTCTTGCGAATGACGGGGATCTGCTGAATGGTTCTGGCGACAAGTTGCCGGCCGTTCTCTTCAGTGCAGGCGTTAAGAATCTCCTGCTCGAACTCGTTCCAGTCGTCCTTGTCCATGTGGTCTTTGCGTAGACCAAGGATGCAAAAACGATCGAGGTCAGCCCGCTGAATGAGGGCGACGTTGATGGAACTGACGCAGAACATCGAGCGGATCTCAAAGGTGTTGGATCCGCCGTTGGTGGTGCCCTTGTAGATCTTGCCGCCTTCGGATGATGCGATCCGGGCAAGGGCGAGGATGTTCTGGACGACCTGCTTGTCCTTCTGTTCGTTCTGCTCGAGCTCGTCGAAAACGACCGGGATGGCGTCTGAGCGCAACTGACCGCGGAGGCCGGCTTCGGTAGTGCCACCGGTTGCACCCTCGAACATGCCGCCCAGCAGGGGCTTCATGAAGTGTTTGAGGATGGTGGTCTTGCCGGTGCCGGCACCGCCGGTGATCCAGACGTGCGGCCGCCAATCAAGAGAACCGCAGACGGGTGCCAGGACGATCCAGCCGAGCAGCAGGTTGGCTGAGGCGGGTGTTTCCCAGCGGAAGCGCTCTGCGATCAGGCGCACCTTGGCGCAGAGGTCATCAGAGAGCACCTGGCCGCCGGGGCCGTCGATCGCTTTGGCGTTCTCGTAGAAGTAGTAGCTCTTGAAGCCGGCCGGCAGCTTGGTGATGGGGTGCGAGCGCCCGTCGATCACGAGGCGGTTGCCGAGGTGCAGGATGACGCGGGAGGCATCAGCCCAGGCGCCGCGCCCCCGCACCCGGGAGGGGTCATAGACACCCTGGGAGATGCAGGAACCGAGGATGGCATTGACGGCCGAATCCCAGTCGATGCGGCCTTTGTCGTCGCCGAAACCGTTCGCCCACCACTCGAGGGGAGCGAGTGTCAGGAAGTGGCTCTTGTTGTGCTGAGCCGCGGTGAGTGCCACGACCTGGCAGGCCGCTGCGGGCAGGTAGTAGTAGATGCCGTGATCGAAGCCGAGGGGGCGGAAGGGCAGGCTGCTGGCGGGCTCGGGCTCGGGCTGCGGATCGATGGGGGCCGGTCGCGGTGGGAGCTGTCGCAGCTCCGGCGGCCCCGGCATGATCCGCCGTGGTGCCCGGTAGCCGTGCTCCTTGGCCCAGTACCAGAAGGTGCCGGCGGTGACTTCTGCGCCACCGGAGCCGGCCACCTGATCGATGCCGCGCCATTGCGGAGAGTGACTGGCCATCATCGAGATGGCGGTCTCAGCCGATGACCCGGTTTCCTGACAGGCCCTGATCAGCCCCCAGAGAATGTTGCGGTACATCGGGTAGGTGTTGCCACCTGGCACCCGAGGCGGGATGCAGGAGAGGGCTTTCTGGATCTCGTCGAGCCCTTGGGTTTCGTAATCGGTAAAGGTCCGGGCCGCGACGTGACGCTGCACGATCTCTGGCTCGGGCAGCCGGGCGGCTAGATCAGCAAGGGTGTAGCGGGCGTCGGATTGGTGGATGATCGCAGCCTGCTCGCCGGTCTCGGGGTGTGGCGTGCCTGGCAGCCGCATGACCCTCGATGGGTTCTTGAGCTGGCGATCGGCGTCGGCGTAATCGAGCAGTCGGGTTTGAACGGGTTTCCACTGCTCGGGCGATACCGGCTCGGAGAGGATCCAGTAGTTGTGGATGGACTTGCCACCGGTGTCGACCTGCAGGCTGGGCTCCGGGAGTCCAAGGTCTTGCCAGGCGGTTACCTGCCAGTCCTTGGGTTTGTCATCCCACTCACAGAACAGGGCGATGCACTCGGTGATGTCGGCATCCTTATCACCGCCGTTGTTGACGACGACATAGACGCCGCGCTTGTCGGCCACCCAGGACTCGACCAGCTGCTTGGTGGGCTCACCTTTGGCGCCGTGATCGTCGGCTTTGCGTGGATCGGTCTTGGCGTAGAAGCCACGCAGGCGGATGGCGCCTTTGGGCTTACCGAGAGCAGCTAGGAACTGGCGAGCGGCGTCGAAATCAGCGTGCATGCTTGCGTTGTGGTGAGTTGAGAGCGCGATTCATCTCGTCGTCGGTTGGCTCAGGAAACCAGACGGCGAGTTGGTGGAAGAAGCGTCGCAGCTGCTCAGACACCTCGGAAGGGCTCTGTCGCAATTCGCAACGCTTCGGCTGTGGTGCGGACGATGGCGGCGATACCACCGGCGCGTCGGATGTGATCGATGAAGTTGCGCTGGGCTGGTGTGGCCCGGCCTGTGGCGGTTTTGATCTCGACGGCTGTGAAGACAGCGACGGTGCGTCCGACCATGTCGGGTGTGATGACGATCGACCGGTAACCGATGAGATCGGAGCCACCGGGTGAGGCGACACCGAACTGCACCCAGCGGCCAGTGCGTGGGTCGGGGAGTTTGCCGGAGTTGTTGCGCCAGAGGCGGAAACCGGAAAGAGACCCAACTGCGAGGCGGATTCGCTGCTGAAGGTCTGTTTCCTGGTTGGCCAAGGATCTGGGCAGGGCGCTGGGTCCATCATGCTGCGCGTTGCTTGCGCTGTCTGGCCGCCAGCACATGCCGCGCCCAGCCATGTGGTGATTTCATTCCGCGGCGCCGGCCGATCTCGATGAGCTGCTCGAGGGTTTGCGCTTTGCCCTGCTCCTGGCGCTGCTGCCGGCGAAGGGTGTCGGGATCGAGCTCCACCAGCTCGCCATCACGCTCCTCAGGGCCTGATGCCACCGCCTCGCGTCGGTATTCATGCCCGCAACAGGGGCAGACGGGTGCTGGTGGGTGGCAGGCGTAGCAGCTGGGGCATTCTGTGACGGCTGGGGCCTTGCCGCCCTTCTTGGGTTTCGCGTCGAGGGTCCACTCGCGGGGATCTTGCGGAAAGCCGTGGGTGAACACACAGGAGGCGTGATCGAGAACGATGAGGTCGGGTTTACCGGGTGCGATGCGAAGGCCGCGGCCGACCGACTGCAGGTACATCGTGAGCGACTTGGTGGGTCGCAGCAGGATGACGCAGCCGATCTCGGGGCAGTCCACACCGGCGACCCAGAGGGCGCAGTTGCAGACGATGTCGATAGTTCCGCGGCGCAGACCGGTCAGCGCGGCCTGGCGCTCTTCACGGGTGGAGTTGCCGGAGATTGCAACAGCGCGGTAGCCGGCCTGGGTAAAGGCAGCAGCTGTGTGTTCTGCGTGCTTGATGTTGACGCAGAAGGCGACTGCACGGCGACCGTGGGCGTATTTGCGGTAGTGAGCAACGGCGTCACCAATGATGGAGGGCTTGTCGACGGCCTCGGCGAGCTGGTTGAGGGCGAAGTCACCCGCTTGGGTGCGGATGCCGGTTAAGTCTGGCTTGGTGGGGGCGTAGTAGCGGATGGGTGCGAGCAGGCCCTCGGCGATCAGGTCACCGGTGGAGCAGGTGGGGATGATGGTGTCGAACAGCTCCCCGAGGCCGCGGCCATCGAGACGCGCCGGTGAGCCAGACAAGCCCAGCAGCGGCGGATTGCCAGCGGCTTCGATGACCTTCTTATAGGTCTCAGCCACGGCCAGGTGGCACTCGTCGACGATGATCAGCCCCGGCGGCTTCACCACCGGCCTGCGCACTGCGGTCTGCACCGAAACCACCTGCACCGGCTTGAACGGGTTGCGGGGCATGCCGGCCATGATGAAGCCGTGCGGGATTTCGGCCTGCTCGAGGCGCCGGGCGGTGTCGTCGAGAATCTCGCGCAGGTGAGCGAGGAACCAAACATCGTTACCGCGTTGGACGGCGGATTTGATGATTTCTGCTGCTGTGTGGGTTTTGCCGAAACCGGTTGCTGCGCACAGCAGCGGCGCTCGATAGCCCGCTCTGTAAGCTGCCCGGACATCTTCGATTGCCTTGATCTGACGTGGTCTAAGCATGGGTCTTGACCGCTGTGGTCAGCAATGGATAAATCAAAAAGTCGAGCAATCATAAACACTTAGCCGGTAAATGGCGTGAAGTGCGAAGAAATGCGACAAGGGAGATCGAAGGTGGATGAACTAGCGGTAAAGTCTGATCCACAGACACAAGACCAGCCTATGGGGCTGACCAATGCGGAGTACCACGCGAGGCCCGAAGTCTCGAAAAGTGGGCTCGATCTAGCGCGGCGTTCACCGCTGCATTTCTGGAACCGCTATCTGAATCCCGATCGTGCGGTTGAGCCACCGACCGATGCGATGGTGCTGGGTTCTGCCCTGCATGCGCGGGTGCTGGAACCGCATCTGTACGAGGACGAGTACATCGCCGCACCGGAGGGCATCGACCGCCGCACCAAAGAGGGCAAGCTGCGGTGGGCGGATTTCGAGGCCGAAGCTGACGGCAAGATCGTGCTGAAGGCTGAGGATGCTGCCCGGATCGAGGCCATGGCCCAGGCGGTGCATCGCCACCCGGCGGCGCGGATGATCCTGCGGCTGCCGGGCAAGTGCGAGCAGTCTTACTTTTGGACTGATGAGACCAGCGGCGAGAACTGCAAATGCCGGCCTGACTGGCACAGCGACGACCGGCGGCTGATCGCTGACGTGAAGACCACCGAGGATGCGAGTCCCCGTGGATTCATCCGTTCAGTGATGAAATATCGGTATCACGTTCAGGCGTCGTTTTACAGTCAAGGCATTGGAGCCGATCAATTTTTGTTTATCGCAGTCGAGAAGAAGCCTCCTTTCGCAGTTGCGGTATACGCAACCCCGCCTGAGCTCTTGGAGCGAGGATTCAAAGAGGCTGTGGAAGATCTGCGACTCATCGCCACATGCCGGGTCGAAAATCGATGGCCCGGCTACGGCGACGAAATCCAATCTTTGACTGTCCCAAATTGGCTCTCAGACGAGCCGTCCGAAAACATTGCCGAGATCGAAGGTTTCTAATGACCGAACAAACATCTGCCAGCAACGCGCTTGCCGTGAGTCAAGACTCAGGCGGCGTTTTCACTGGGATTCAACAATTTGAAAATGCACAAAGGATAGGGAAGGCGCTCGCCAGCAGCGCTTTGGTGCCGAAAGAATACCAAGGGCAACAGGGGCTTGCGAATGTCCTAGTGGCGATGGAGATCGCCAACCGCATGAACCTGTCACCCTTGCAGGTGATGCAGAACCTTCACATTATCCACGGGCGGCCTAGTTGGTCGTCACAATTCATTATCGCCATGATCAATGGCTGCGGTCGTTTTACACCGCTTGATTACAATGTAACCGGGGAAGGAGACACTCTCAGCTGCTTCGCGTACGCAACTGAGTTGGCCACCGGTAAAGAACTGCGCGGTCCGGTCGTCACGATGGCTATGGCCAAACGTGAGGGCTGGGCGACTAAGTCGGGTTCTAAGTGGCAAACGATGCCGGACCTGATGTGTCGGTATCGGGCGGCTGCCTTTTGGGGCCGTCTCTACGTGCCCGAGTTTCTAGTGGGCATGAAAACACAAGAGGAGGTCATCGATATTGAGACAGTAGAGGTGCAAGAAGCGCCTTCGATTGTTGCTGACCTAAATGAAAAGATTAAGACCGAGGGGGATTCCCAAGATGACGCAGTCTGGTGACTACCTGACACCCCGTGAGCTTGCTGAGCGATGGCGTAATGTCGTTGCGCTCAGCACGCTCGACAACTGGAGGTCGCAGCAACGCGGCCCCCGGTGGTTCAAGGCTGGTGGTCGGGTGCTCTACCCGATTAACGAAGTCGTTCAATTCGAGCAGCGCAACATGCGCGGCTTTCCCAACAACATCAACGGAGACCGATGAATCGCATCACCGCCGAGCAGGCACTCGCCCAGGTTGGCCGTCGATCGAAGACTGCACCACTGCGCAGTGAAATTCTCGATCTCGAGCCAGGCGAAGCGATTGAGGTCGGGTTTGACGAATACAAGCCCGGCACCATCACTCAGGTGGTCGGCAACCTGAGCCGTCGCGAAGCAGGCCGCCGTTATTCGGTGCGCAAGCGTCGCGATGGCCTGGGCTGCTTCATCATCTGCCAACCCAAAGCAAACTGATCATGTTTAACGGAACCCTTACCGGCAATCTCGGCCGCGACCCTGAGTTTCAGACCACGCAGTCTGGCCAGATGGTGGCGAAGTTCTCCCTTGCGGTGCGCCAGCCCAAGAAGCAGGGCCAGGACCAGCCTGCCTTCTGGGTGAAGGTGGAGGTTTGGGGCAAGCAGGCCGAGTATGTCGCCAACTACCTGAAGAAGGGCAACAGCGTCTGCGTCACCGGTCAGGTGGCAGAAGAGAGCTGGAACGACAAGAACACCGGCGAGCTCAAGAAGGCCGTGGTGATCCGCAACGCCTCGGTGGAGAGCTGGCAAGCCCGCGGTGATGAGGCAGCGCCGGCTCCGGTGCAACAGCAGAGCTACGCGCAGGCCAGCCAGGCCTACGCGGCACCTGCACCTGCACCTGCTCCGGCGCCTGTGCCCCAGCAGGCCCCGCCTGCACCGGTGTACGACGACTCCGAGATCCCCTTCTGATGCGCGAGAGGCTGGCATGGATCGCTGATCTGCGCCGCCGCCACCGGCCTGAGACTGTCCTAACGCTCTTGCAGCTGCAGGCACTCGGGCCGGGCCTCTACACGAGCGAGCAGCTGATCGAGCTGACGGGCATGAGCGAAAGTGCTCTGGTCACGTCATTCGCCCGGCTGCAGTGCCTCGGGCTAATCCGCTACGAAGGCTGGCCGAAGAAAGGCCGGCTGGTCTGGTGGATCGCCGACTGGGATGCTCCACCACCGAACCCGGCTGCGCAGTTTCCCCGGTGGGTGCTGCAGGCCAATGCCATACGGACATTGGAGGTCTTGCTCGGCAAAGAGGCAGAGGCGGCCAACCGGCTCGGCGTCGACTTGAAGACATTCAGGAACTTTCTGGGCCGGCGGACCGGGTGTTACCGGCTGCTGGGCCAGTGGCAAATCCAACTCGACCCTGAACAATTCATTACCCAATGACACTGATTTTCCCTAGCCGCGAACTCGATCGCCAGATCCCACTCCGGGAGGTGTGGGGTCTTGAGCTGGAAGACGCCCGGCAGCTGCACGTGGAGCTGACGATGGCTGTCCAGGGGCTTGATGACTCCATCCAGGAGGCGCAGCGGCTCGAGCACGACGCCGGGATCCCGTTCGATCGGGACTGGATGCACAAGGCGCGGAAGAAGCGCCGGATAACGATCATGTTTGCCAGCGAGACCAGGCGCCGGCTGTTCAAGCTGGAGGGCATCGAGGACATCAAGACCCGGAAGTCGCTGTACGAGAAGCAGCGGGACAGGTTCCACCAGATGCGCCACGACCGGCTGCGGGAGGCGCTTAAGGAAGAACTAGGGCCGGGTGTGCTCGAGGAGATCGAGGACGAGGCGCACGAGGCGGCCGAGGGTGACTTTGCGGCCTGGTTGAAGCGCGAAAAGTTTGAGCAGGTTTACCAGCCGTGAAGGTTTGTAACAGCGGCCGAGCGCGTTTGTGCCCGGCTTGCTTTGATAGGCCGGTCCACCACAGGAGGGACCATGACACCCCTTGAAATCGTGGGCGTGGTTGCGCTTAGCGCGATCGCCCTACGGATCATCTACCGAACCTTCAAGCCGGCTTCCGGGCTGGTGAGCATCGATGTCGCCAGCAAGGCAGTCGACGCATCGGTGCGGGACGCCTTTGAGGCCGGCATGCTGTGCGCAGCCGACATGGTGACGCATTACGGCCAGGAGGAGGTCGCTGGCCGGATCCGCAAGGTCGTTGAGCATACGAGAGCAGCCAATGACAACTGATCAGCAGCTGGCGACACTGCGCCAGATCACGCAGGTGAAGCGGATGCTTCGCCGTCACGAGCTGATGCTGATGGCGATCATCGCGATCCAGCTCATCAATCTCATCCTTGGACTCACGAGACTATGAAAGGCGAACCGATCACATTCCAGTGGCACGAGCACCCCACCAGCAGCCATGGTCCGGGTGTGAGCAGGCCGTCTGCACCAGAGCGTGCCAAGCCTGTGGCGTTGCTGGTGAAGCAGGGCAGGGGCCGGCCGATGAAGGTCACCCTGATGGCTGAGAGCAACAACCTGGCGGTGCGCTATGCGGAGAACCGCTGGCCTGGCGCTGAGGTGGAGGTGGCAGCCTGATGGAACCACCTCTCGAGCTGATCGAGCACTGGGTCGAAGATGCAATCGACATGGTGCATGAAGGCGTGATCGACGCCGAGACCATCCCATTCCATGTCGCCTTCCAGGCTGCGGAGTGGGGCTACAACCAAGCCAAGCAATGAAAGTCCCCGAAAAGCTTTGCCAACCCTGCGGCCGCAAGCTGGGTGGCTTCTATATCGACGAGCGCTTCGTCGGCCCGGCCACCCACATCGCCACCTACACGCTGCGCTGCTGTGATGTGTGCGGCAAGAAGACCGCGGTGGGTGACCTGAAGGAATTCGGCGGTCTGAAGAAGGACTGGACCTATTACCTGAAGGGCCGATGACCTATCCCGAAAACCGCCTGCGGGAGATCTACCGCGAGCAGATGTCGCCACCGGTGACGCCGGATGCTGTGACGCTGATCCGCTGGTGTGATCGCATCGAGACGCTGGCGCACTTCAATGTCGCCCGGCGCAACTGGAGCTATGAACAAGCCGGCACGCTGGTGGATGAGGTCAACGAGCTGATGCGCCTTTGGCGCGAGGAGCTGCCCACCTTCGTGGTGGAGATCCCGCAGCCCGATGGCACGGTGCTTAGCCGGCATGTGCAGGCACCGACCTACGAGCAGGCCGTTCAGTTGTTTGAGTAGTCCATCAGCAGGAGCTCCAGCCTGGCAATCTCGTTGACGGCCTGCTGGAGCTGAAACTGCTGCTGACAGCACAGCCTGTAGAGCATTGCAGTACGAGGATCCTCCCTGCGTGCAACGGTTTCAACTGCCCATTTTTCTTCTGTCGTCATTTCAGCTTGAAGCCACTCGCCGAACGTCATGGAGTTCAACAGCGATGATTTATCAACGCTAGGCACGCCTGTCTGTGAGCACAACAACCGATTTATCCGTGAATCGCGACCTCGCACTGATGGCCTGATCCGCCGCCGGTGGGAGTGCCGCGACTGCGGCGAGCGCTGGACGGTGTTCGGGCCTGATCGCAAGAAACGCCGCCGGCGCCGCAAGCCAGGCAAGCCACACCCGAAGCTGAAGCTCGAACACGTCCGCCGTGCGCTGATCGATCGGGAAACCTCGGATGTGAAGCTGGCGGCCGAGCTCGGTGTGTCGCGCCAGGCAATCCAGCAGATTCGTGCTGGCAAGACCTGGACGAAAGTGTTTCCGAACCTGAAGCGGCGGCCGCAGTGGCGCGATTGCACCGAATGCCGCCACTGGGAAGGCGATGGCTGCGGCCTGGGCTTCCCGGACCCGCTCGAGGAGGGCGTCGGTTTCGCCGTCGATTGCGATCTTTACGAAGTGTGACAACCCGCGTGCCCGGTGCCGGACCGCCCGGCATCATTGACCTGTCCACCCCACCTCAAATGAAGCGCCTTCTGATTTTTTTGATCCCTGTGGCCACGATCGCCCTGATCGTCCACGAGCACGCCACCAGCTGCAAAGTCGCCCATCACCCTGCTGCTGGATCTTTCCCTGTTTGCGAATGACCCATGGAATCCAAGCAAAGTATTGATCTGATCACGGCGGTCTACAGCCTCACCGACCAGTTGGTGGCGATGAACGGCACACTTGGGCTCATCGAGTCACGGCTGATGGAAATCGCAAACAGCGTCGACGTTTTGTCCGATGAGCTGACCAACGATGACTGAACGCCACTACCACTTCACCATCCCCCAGTCGAACGTCTACGACTTCGTCACCGCCGTGAGCTTCACCGATGCCAAATCCAAAGCCTTCGCCGAATACGGACCCTTCTGGAACCTCATCGAGTGGCTCGACCCGGAGGATGACGCTGAACGAAGCGCTGAGCCCATGGATGAGCGTGCGTGACGACATCGACTGGGACAGCTGCCCGGACAAGATCTGGGATCAGCTGCTCGAGCAGGCGCCCAAGGTGGCAGCCATCAGCCGGTTCTGGTTCCTGAAGGGGATCCACCGCGCTGTCACCGAGATGGAGCGCAAGATCGACGGCCGGCCGATGTGGCCCACCCGTCAAGACCTCATCGATCATCTCAACTCAATCAATGCACCCAACTGAAGACGATTTTCGGCTGATCCCGGAAACTGCCAAGTACATGTCAGTCCGCACGCAGAACGCCCTGCTGCGGGGTGGCTTCTTTACCGCTGAGCAGATCATGCTGGCCAGCACCGCCGACCTGATGAAGCTCAGGAGCTTCGGCATGCAGGCACTGGGCGAGGTCGCTGCCTGGCGCGATGCGCTGATGAAGCCCGACCCGACGCTCTACCGCGAGACCCACGAGGCCGTCACCAAGGCACTGAACGAGTGCGGCAGCTGCATGGCCGACCAGGAGGCCGTGGTGGCGATGAAGGTGATCTGGAATCGGATCGCCCGGGGGCCGTTCACTGCTGCCCGGATCCGTCAGATGCTGATGCCGGCAGAGGTGGAGGCGTGAGCACTATCCACCTAATTGGCGGCCCGGCTGATGGCCGTGAAGTGACCTGGAACTACGAAGGCTCGCAGCGGCTGCAGATGCCGATCTTTGGGCCAGATGGTCTGAGCTTCGGCAATTACCTGCAGGATCCAGACAACCCCAGCCGCTTTGTGTACGGCGGCATGGAGAAGCCGGAATGGAGCGCCGCTGAATGACTCTTGCCACCGCCCTCTACTTCGCCGGTGCCTACTGGCTGATCTGTATCGCCTTCATCCTGATCTGCAGAAAGATCCTGCCATGAACACGTTGCTTGCCGTCCTGGTGCTGGGCGGCTGCATAGTCTTTTACCTGCTGATCCTCGTCATGCTGGCGCTGATCACCTGCCACATCTGGCTTGAGCTCAAGGAAAGGCTCGAGGAGCGCCGTCGTCTTCGCTCCGGAGGTAAGCCATGACCATCGGCTACTACCGGATCCGCCTCACTCGCCAAGACGGCAGCGTCTGGATCTGGCTGACCTATGCCGTCTCTGCCACCAATGCCCATTGGATGGCGACCGAGCTCCACCCGACCTGCCAGGTCGAAGTGCTTGGCTTGGAAGGGCAATGGTGATTCACTCCGAGCAGGGCACCTGGAAGGGCCAGAACCACCCCTGCTACGGCGTTCATCCCGTCGACCGCGGGCTGGGGCTAGCGTTCCAGCCGTGGTGTTTCGACGGCGCCACGGTCACCTGGGGTCCGTCCTTCGAGACACACTCGGAGGCGATGACCTATGCACGCTCACTTGCTGGACACCATGTTTGACTGCCACCCCCGCGAAGAACAGAAGAAGGCCGAATTTATCGACTTTCTTTATGAACAGAGCGGTCGCGATGAACTGCCTTATGGCCACCCGCTGCGCATGACCTACACCGGCCTCTGGCAGGAATTCATGCAACGCAGTGCTGAAGAAGCGCGTGACGCTTGGTGGGACGTGCGTCAGATTGATGCAGAAGCATTCGATCGATGAACAACGACTACGACCGCGACCGACCACAACAGCTGATCGGGATCTATAGCCCGGCGCCGCAATCCGGCAAGACGTTCACCGCCACCGTGCTGACCCACCAAGGGTTCCAGCCGGTGTCATTTGCCGAGCCACTGAAGCGCATGGCGGTGACGTTTTTGATGGATTTCGGCTACCGCGAGGACGAAGCCTTGAAGCTGGTGTGGGTCGACAAGCACCGCCAGGTGCCTGAAATCGGCTGCACGGCTCGCGAGCTGCTGCAGCGCCTCGGCACTGAATTCGGCCGCCAGTGCATCGCTGACGACATCTGGATTCGGTGCTGGGAGACACGGGTTCGGCGCTTCGACACGGTTGTCACCGACGACGTGCGTTTCCTCAACGAAGCAGAAGCGGTCAAGGCGCTCGGCGGCCAGATGTGGAAGGTTGTGCGGCCGTCGGCTGTTCGCAACACCGATCACGCATCTGAAGGCGGACTGGACAATTGGGACGGATTCGATGTCATCATTCAAAATGACGGCAGCCTTGAACAATTCCGTCGCAAGATCGACGCGGCCTTATGGGGATGATGCGGTTTCATGCTGGACGGATGGTGCTCTATCTAGAGCACTCCGTCTGGTGTGTTCGCGTCAAACTTGGCACGCGCCCTGATCAGCAGATCGATACAGCGCTGCAGACGGGTGAGGCAGAAGAGGCGATCTTCAGAGCGGAGCGAATCTACGCCGAACTGAAGCGCAGGCTGAACAAGAAAGCGGACGACAAGCCATTGTGCTGGCAGTGCATCCATTGGGAGGGCCTGAACGCACGATGTAGCTTCGGCTGGCCTGAGGCCCGCCAGACTGGTGGAAGATTCGCCGCGCAGTGCTCGGTTTTTAAGGCATGTCCGACCCGGAAGTGATCAGCCGCATGGACCGCGACGGCGGCTACATCGAGACGCTCGATCGGCCGGGCTTTGAGATCTACTACCGCAGCTGCGCTCACGGCTACTGCCGGTACTCGAGCGACATGTGGCAGGCCGAGATCTACCTCGACCACTTGCTGGCGCAATAGGTTGCCCGGTAGCCAGTCCTCCCGAGGTGCTGGCCTCACCGCTGCCGGGCGCAGCGGACGACTGAGATCCGAGATCAACAGAACCGTCAGGGTAGCAGGATCACGACGCCAGGTGATCGTGCCTGCCCATGATCCAGTGAGTGATCGCCCATTCGTTCATCGCCGACCAAAAGGGCTGTTTCCTGTACCAGTCGACCCACGGGGACTTGCCCTTGGAAATGTTGCAGTTCCAGCAGGAGCTGACGAGGTTTTCCTTTACCGTCAGGCCGCCGTGGGCTTTGGGTACGACGTGATCCAGCGTCGGGCTACGGCCGAGCGGATCGTTGCAGTAGGCGCACCGATAGTCCCAGGCCAGGTGGATCTGGTCACGGAACCGAAGCCTCGCCTCCTTCCTCGTGATCAGCTCCGTCTCCGAGATCTGATGATCCACCTGATTCCGGGGGTAGGGGAAAGGCATCCAGCTCGATGTGGACGATGTGCTCGTCCGACGGGATGAACTCGGCGATGCGGGCGTAGGTGTTCTTGATGAACTCCTCAACGGAGTCTTCGTCCGCATGCACGACGACCTTGGCCGACACCTCAAGCAGGTAGCTCGCCATCGGCGGAACCGGGCCAAGTCTTCATAGACGGTAGCCAGACGCACTGCGCGGCAAGGTTTTCTTTGGGATCACTGCGGGATTGGGGCTGCGCCAATAGTGCGCCAATGGCGTCGGCGGGCTTATTTCACACCCGCCGTCTGGAGTTCTAGGTGTCTGATTTCTTTGAGGAAAATGGTGCCCAGGGGCGGAATCGAACCACCGACACTGCGATTTTCAGTCGTACGTTTAGGACTTCACTCCTATTATTTCAGGTTCACGGAAATTACCGATTCCTAGCTAAATCAATGCTTTACCTCGATTCGCTCTTCCCGTAAATTCACGCTCATTGGCGCAACTTTTTGCGATTCTGCGCCAATAGTGCGCCAATGGGAGAGCCTGAATGGCACTGCGGAAGGAAGACATCAAGGCCGCTGTCAAGAGCAAATCGGAGGGCTGGCTGAAGGATGAGAAGGTGGCCGGCCTCGGCGTGCTGATCACCGCCAAGGGCGCCGCGACCTGGTATCTGCGCTACCGCCTGCCGGACGGAAAGCAGGAGAAGCACAAGATCGGCCCAGCGCTATCCATCCCGCCGGAGATGGCCCGCGACGAAGCGCACAAGGTGCTCGGTGGGGTGGCTAAAGGCGAAACACCTACCAAGGATCGCCGCACGGTGCGCCGCGGCAAGACCGTCGCTGAGCTCTGCGAGATGGTGAAGGCCGAGCACTACGCCAAGCGCCGCAAGAACACCGTCGTCGGCTACATGGTGCTCTGGAACAACTGGATCCTGCCTGAGATCGGCTCCACCAAGGTCGCGAGCCTCGAGACGCTGCAGGTGGTCGACCTGCTCAAGAAGATGCCGAAGACCCAGGCCAACCGGGCGCTGGCGGTGCTGCGCAAGGCGCTGAACCTGGCCGAGCTGTGGGGGCTGCGGCCGAAGTTCTCCAACCCCTGCAAGGGCATCGAGGGCAATGGCGAGCGCAAGATCAAGCGCTACCTAACCCGCGACGAGCTGGACCGGCTTCTCAAAGCACTGGATACGTTCGGCACGACCCCAGTGCGCTGGCGTTTTGCCCAACTGGTGCGGCTGCTGCTTCTGACGGGGTGCCGGGTGGGCGAGATCAAGAATGCTCGCTGGGAATGGCTCGACGACGAAGCAATGGTGCTGACTGTTCCCGCTGAGGAACATAAGACCGGCCAGGACGGTAACCCACGGATAGTTCATATCCCGCCCGAAGCGTGTCTCATCTTAAAAGAAATGAGACGCAAGTCGAATTCTGACTGGATTATTCAGGGCGATGGTGATCACCCATTGGTGGGATATGCCCGCCTGTGGAGCAAATTGCTGGTCGCCGCGCAGATCAAGAACCTGCGCATTCACGACACGCGACATTCCTACGCCAGCTACGCCATCAGCAAGGCGAAGCTGACCCTCCCGGAGGTTGGTGGGCTGCTGGGCCACGCCAGCCCGCAGACAACGCAGCGCTACGCACACCTGATCGACGAGGCTGCCGCCAAGGCTGCTGCGATGGTGGCGGCGCAGCTGCGGCGCTAATCCTCCTCGGTGTACCAGGGGCTCGGCTTGTAGCCGGGCTCCAGTTCATCGGTGAGCACCGGCTGCACCTGGCGCTGGATGATCATCTCGTAGAGGGTCGCGTAGGCGATCACCTCCTTCAAATGCTTGGACAGCGCCTCATATTCGCTCTGGCCGACCACGCCGATGTCGTTCTCCTGGTCGGCGTAGCAGAGAAACATCATGGCCGCCTCCTTTGGGCGGCCGTCTGCAAACAGCTCGTAGGCCATGGCCAGCCCCTCGCGTGGGCTCAGTTCGCCGTTGCGAGAGGCAAATCTCATGGCGCTAGGCGTGCTCGGTGCAGCCTAGTCCGCTCATACCAGCCTGCGATCTCGGGCGCCCACACCTGGAACCGCGGCATCATGCCGTCACACAGCGCCTGGATTTCAGGCTGGGCATCGGCCTTGGCCCGCAGGTCAAGGAAGTGCATCAGCGCCCGCATACTGAACGACACGACGAAGTTCTGCCGGAAGTCGAACGGGATCATGCCGCGGGCATGCTCCTCAGCCCAGCCGGCGTTGATCTTCTCCTGGTAGCGGCCGGCCGCCATGAAGCACTCCTCAATGTCGCGCTCACGCTGCTCGGCGGTGTAGGTGTAGCGCTTGCCCTGCCGGTCGCGGTAGTTGCCCACCGGGCGCAGGTAGAACACGTCCTCGATGTTGAGCTCACCCGCCGCGGCCGCAATGATGCGCTTGCCGGTGTAGCGGCCAGACTGCACGTCGAAGCTGATGCCCACGCGATGCGTGCGTGCCTGCTGCATCACCGAGTGCGGAAAGCCTGCAGTGGCCAGCGTGATGCTCGGGTGCTCTAGCGGACCGTAGTGGCCGCGCTCACCAGCTAGTAGGTGTTTGATCACCAGCTCGCCAGCGGTGCGCTCTTCGGGCGCCTCGCAGTCCAGCACCGAGCCCTCGTGGTAGTCGGTGTGCATGGCCCGCCAGATGGTGGTCTGCGGTTCAAAGGTCCAGCTCAAGATTCCGACGCGGAACCGGTCGTCGATCAGGCTTCCCATGACGGCATGACGTGGTTGTGCTTGTTGTAATGCCCAACGGCGGCATAGGAGATGTCCGGCACCCCAGCCATCAGGTGGAACACCATCTGTCCGACCTTCAGCCCGGGCCAGAGCTTCAGCGGCCGCAGCTGGCGGGCGTTGGTGAGCTCAAGAGTGAGCTTGGATCCGTTCCATTGTGGATCCGCGAAACCGGCATGGCTGTGCTCGAGGCCTTCGCGGGCGCGGCTGGACTTCAGGAAGAACAGCCCGGCAATGTCGTCGGGCATGTTGAACGTCTCCCAGGTCTCCGCGAGGATCCACTGGCCGGGCTTCAGCAGGTAGGGATTCTCCTTGTTGTGCTCACTGATGTCGACACGCACCAGCTCATCGGTGGTGGCGCTTTCGATCATGATCTCGTTGCCCAGTAGCAGGTCATAGCTGGCCGGGTTGAGCTGCTCGACATCAAACGGGACGATCATGCGCTCCACTTCGCAGAGGCGCTTGATCTCTCGATCATGCAAAATCACGGTCGCAGCAGGTCGCAGGGGATGCCCCAAGCTACCGGCAGCTCCAGCGGCGGTCCCGGATCAGTCGCAAAACGTCACTGTGAGACCAGCACCGCCCAGCCTGAGCCGGGGCCTTCAACCTCCCAGCGCCGAAGCCAGTTCTTGCGGCTGTAGCCGATTGCGGCGCCCTTGCTGTTGACGTAGCCGCCGTTGACCATGTCGCACTCGCCGAACGGGTCGTTGTGGACGATCTGCAGCGGGTTATGGCCCACCACGACGCTCCAGTGGCCGCCACCGCTCGGTGCCGAGGCTGGACCCTTGTGCAGCCAGCCGACCGCCACCGGCCGCCCGGCGTTGATCTCGCGCTCGAGTATCGCCACGTTGCAGGACTGAATGAACTGCGCCTTCAGGCCGAGCGATTGCAGGGTCTTCACCTGCGCCCCGGCTTCGGTGGTGTCGCCGTACTGGGCGCGGATCTTGTTGTATTCGTCGTCGGTCTTCACCTTGCCGTAGAAGGCCGCGATCATGGCGCAGGACGACGAGAAACACTCGCGGTAGCCCTCACCGGACTGGTTGTCGCGCTGGCTGAAGTAGGGCACGGTGAGCCGCACGGCATCAGCCGGCATCTCCTCCATGTCCTCCATCCAGAGCTTGCCTTCAGCGGTGCGCCGGCGCTTCAGGCCGGCCTCCACCGAGCTGCCCGGATTCCGGTACAGCAGCATCGCCGCCGGCACATCCTTCCACCGGCGCTCGTTCAGCGCAGCGGTGATGGTCATGAACCCGGAAGAGCCGTAGAAGCCCGAGCCGAGGTTGTAGGCGAACGAGATCAGCGCTGACTTCTGACAGTCGCCCATCTCCTTCCAGTGCGGAATGGTGCTGCCCAGCTTGGTCGCAATCCGATCGACCTCCTGACGCAGGAGCATGTCGGCCTCGATCGCGTTGATCTTGTCGCCCTTCTGCACCTTGCGGCCGTCGTTGTAGCGGGTGGTGCCGTAGCCGATCGTGGCCACGTCCCACCCGTGCAACGGATCGGGGTAAGCCTCGAGATGGCAACCCTCGAACTCCTTGATCAGCTTCAGCGCCGGCGCCAGGTCAGCCTGCTTGCCGTCTTGGCTCCAGGTGCTGAACCACGGCCGATCGCGACGCATCGCAGCGGCGTAGCCGTTTTCGCGCAGATCGTTCTGCAACTCGACGATGGCCGCGGCCTGGTGGGGCAGGGCCTTGTAGTAGCGGAACAGCTGCTCGAGGCTAATCGGGGAGGCGTTGCTCACTCGCGACTCCAGGGCGACTTGATTTCCATGGCACCACCAAGCAGCCGGCTGTCACCGGTCTGCAGCTCTTCGTCGATCGGGTGATGCTCGATCACTGGGGCTGGCACGCTTTGTGGCTGTGTGGCGTGCCAGTCCTCGATAGCGCGATCAAGCCGCGGCCCGATCGTCAGCGTTTTGGGAAGGCAAGCCGCAGGAACTGCAGGATCAGCTGGATGATGCTGTTGGCACGCAGCGGGCTGAGCGCAATGGCCTCAGATGCAGCTGCGACGATGATCGCGATAATGGCGGCGGTGGTGGGGTCCATGCCGAGGATCACTAGGGGACTCCTTAAAGGCTAGCCCGATCAGCGCGGCTGGGCATTGACCGGCTGCAGGTCAAGACGAAGGTGCCCCGTAATGAATGACGCAAACGGCGGCAGGATCAGGCTGGCGAGCACTGCGGCCAACACCACCTGCGCCATGCGTGTTTCCAGCTTTCCGATGCGCTGGAAGATGTCTTTCTTCTCGTCGTCATCTCGCGTCTGGCTCAGCAGGATGGCGTCCATCTTGCCTTGGAGCACGCCGAGCTCCCTATAGATTTCGGCGTGAGACACCTCGCGCTCCATAGGTCTCCTCTCGACTGGGTAATCCTAGTCAGTGGGGATGGACGGACCATCACCGAGAGGATCAGGCCGGCCGGCGAGGATCGCAACAGCCCGCTTGTAGTACCAGTTGTCGGTTTTGCCCGCTGCCTCGAGAGCGTCCCTGACTTTTCGCCAGTTTTCGCGCTCGTAGGCGTCCATTACCGGCCTTGCCCTCTGAGGGGCTTCTTGCCGCGCCGCCGAGGGCGGGACTGCTGCCCGAAACCCTGGCGGGTTGTCTTTGGCGGGCCAGCCTGGTGCTCGATGCGAGCGGTGCCGGTCTTGGACTTAACGGCCATCAGGCTGCCTCGCCATCGACAACAGGCTGAACCCCATCAGCAGGAGCAGGCTCAGCAGGAGCATAGGGATCACGAGGCCAAACCGGATAGTCGGCGCCTGTAATGTATCCGGCCAGTTCAGCTGTGTCAGTGGTTTGTGCGATTGCGCTGATCTTGGTGCCGGTGGCTAGGCGGATGTCTTCGCGCCAGGTCTTGATGGCGGGATCCGCGGGTTTGCCGTTATCAGCCTCGCGGATGATAGTCCAGTCAGTTGGGGTGAGCAGACTGTTGGCGGTGGCGCGTGTCTGCTGGGTCCACTGCTCGACCAGTTGTGCGTGATCTTTCCAGATTGGGTTGCCGCCTTCGGTCCAGCCCCACTGAAAACGCTGATCGTATGGCTGAGGGTCCGGCACTTCGGTGATGCCGATGGCGGTGCGCTCCTCAGGGGTTGCAAGCCGGAGCCAGTTGGCGGGGTATTGCACGCCATTGTGGGTGAACGCCACGTCTGGGCTCAGTGGCTTGCCGTCGAGGAGAAACATGGCTAGGCGGGCTCTTGTTTGAGGTTAGCGGGACTGGTAGTCGTGTTCACTAAGAGGGCAGCTCAGGATAATTAAAGAGCTTTTCGATTCGACTCACTTCTTGCTCGTAGAACTGGATCGCGTCGAACGGGTCAAGATCCTCGCCAGTGCGTAGCTTCACGGAGTCGGAAAGCGTATCCAGCCGATAGCGAACATCCTCGTTGCCCAGAAGTTCGACGATAAAGGCCCGAATGAATTGTTTGTGGCTGGTTTTCATGAGTTGCCTAGCGGGTAGAACAGGTCAATGCAGTAAAAGCGGAACATCGGATGCAGGTTTAGCGTGCGCGGGCGTATTGGAAGGGATTTTCGGCTACGGCGTAGTAGATGTAAGTGGCGCTGCTGATATTTTTGCCGCTGCCAGCTCCTCGAATTTTGAAGCCGTTTGAAAGAATATCAACACCCTGGCCAGTTCCAAGATTGTACGAACCTTCAGCATCACTGAGATCAGCAGCAAGGGTGTTGTCCCTAGCAGTATCAATTATTTCCCAGAATGTGTAACCGTTATTAGTGCTGGAACACTTAAACATAATCCACCTCGGCCTAAACCCGGTATAAACAAACGGCCCATCTGCGCTGCCATTGCCGGTGTAGCTGCCGAAAGAAGAGTACCCGGCTACTGGGGCGAAGCAGTAGGCAACGTAAGTGCCGCCGCTTGCATTAACCGTCGCGTCAGTGCCAACGCTGAACACGGTCGAAGATGGCGCCGTGCTGTTCCAAACTGTTGTTGCAGATGCAGCGGCGTTTGTCAGGTTCAGTTGGATGCTGTTGGCTGCTGCGATGGAGGTGTGACGCACCTGCCAGTTGCCGGTGGAGTTGCGGTGTTTGACGATGACCATGCCTGGCGCGACACCAAGGCCGTGGCCCACGGTGGCATTGGCGCCTGTTCCTGTGTAGGTGACGACGCTAAACCCCGCACTCGCATTAGCCCTCACCTGACTAGAGATGGAGCCTTGTGTGTTGGTAACTGTTGATGATCCGGCGTCCCAGGTCCAGGCGACGTAGGAATTGCTAGACGCATTTACACCAGGACTATTGCCAACCGTAAATCCGTCAGACGTAAATGCAGTCAACTTATCGACATCAGTAGATTCTGCATCGGTAAGATTACTATTAAGCTGTTTAGTGGCACCTCGAATTGTGTCAAACAGGCTGTGACTATTAGCCCCTGATCTGTTTTTATTCCACACCAAATCCGGGCTAAACCCCAACCCGCTGATCGTCTGCGTGCTGCCATTACCGGTGTAGAGCTTCACGTCAAACGCCGTCGAAGGCTTGGCGACTACTGGGGCGGGGAGGTTGGTATCGCACAGTGCCTTGAAGCCACTTACGGGATAGGCGAAGGGGCGTTGGCCGAAGTTGGTGGCAAAAGAATCACCGGCAGCACCCGATCCATCAGTCAGGGACGGGAAAAGTTCGGAGACAGTTCCAGAGATTGCGCCTTGTGATGCACCGTTTTTGTAAAAAGTAATCGTCCCTGCATCGACATCTACTGCAATACCGATTACATCGTTGGTTGTGTAAGAGGCTCCGTAGGTTGTTCCGGTTCCAGAAATGAACTTGCGCCCGTCCGTGTAGTAGAAAATTGCGCCAGTAACAGTCTGATTATTTGCTGTTGGGCTATAAGGAGATATGCCAATCATCGCGGTATTACCCGAGATGTATAAAACCTCCCAGTACCATTTGCCTGACGATGGAAGCGCAAAAGTACCAAAAACATTTCCACCACCCGATGACGGCGTAGTAATGTCTAAATTGCCATTGGTGAATGTTGAAGCGGTAGAACTTTTGGCAACAGGATTCCAAGTGCAATAGTTTCCCCTCACCTCCCCACCAGCGCCTGTATCGGTGCCGTAGCTCGTGGGCGTGTCCGTTAGGGAATCGTTGCCTGCACCAGCGGTGACGCTGAGGTTATTCGGCGTCCAGTTGTTGGAATTCCCGCTGTAATCCTTGCCAAGGGTGGTAGCAGTGGCGGCTGAGTTATCGGAGAATTTCAGCCAGAAACCATTTGTACCGAAACTTCCCGAATAAGCTTTAGGAACGAGTTGCCCAGTAGTGGCACTGACTTCTGTGAAGCTGGATGGTGTTAGGGCTTGGCCGTCGATGAAGTGGATGTCGGCGAGGTAGGCGTCTAAGAGTCGAGAAGAAAATTGCGATTCGCCTCCAATCCGGTGCTCAACATTATTATTGCAATACGAGTCGGCATTGCTGGATGGATATACTACTGAGTAAGTGCCGCTGGCAAATTGAGTAATCCTCGACCCGTTTACATATAATCGAATTCTTTCTGTGCTGGTAGCGTTGGTTGAATCATACGCAAATACTACGTGCATCCAAGCCGAGTAGTCCCTGTAAACTGCCGCCGTCTGCAGGGTGGAGTTAAATGAAGATCCGTTGTAGTCGTAGTAAGTTAGCGCATCATTCTCAAATCTAAAAATAAAATTATTGCTAGTAGTAGTGAACAGCGATTGGTAAGTCTGTTGCGCCGCACTCCGCTTCACCCACCCCGCCCAAGTCCACGTCTTGCGGTTGCCGGCTGATGCGGGGGTGCGGGACAAGTAGGCACTGTCACTACTGTTGAATCGCAGGCTGCGTTCAATTTGATAGGCAGCAGCGGCTCCCCCCTGGCCAGAGGAGCCGATCAGCATGTTCTCGTGGAAGACTGACATCAGGCGAAGGCTTTGGTGAGGACTGCGTGGATGCTGCCGCTTGCGCGGACGATGTAATCAATACGATCCACGGCACTGGCTGCCGTGCTTAGCGTAGGTGCCGTTCCCCCCGCAAACTCCCAATCCGACGAATACGCAAGTGTTCGTGATCCAGTGCCGTCTTGCGTCACAAAAATGGACCCGGACTGCCCAGCTACCTGATTGGTGGGGTTGCCCAGTGTGCGGTTGCCGCCGAGCGTGACGCTGAAGTTGTTGCTATCGGCAAAGTCCACAGCAATCGTCGCCGCATCGGTCAACGCCGTCACCTCAGCACGCTGGCCCTTTGTCCAGGTCTGCGCGGTGTCGATTGCGCCGTAACCGGAAATCGTCTGGCCAGCAGCGAAGGTAATCGTGCCGGTCATCGTGCCACCGGCTTTCGGCAGCGCAGCATTAGCTAGGTCATAGGCCGACTTCACCGCGTTGGGTGTTGCCGCTGTTGTTGTGCTGGTGCTGCTGGTGGAGTCGGTGAGCTGCACCACGCCCACCACGCTGGTGGTGCCAGCAACGATCTTGCTGCCGCTGATCGCCGCGCTGGCATTGATGTCAGCATCAACGATCGTGCCATCAGCGATCATCGTGCTGGTGACTGTGCCGCTGTCACCGGTGGTGATTACAGTGCCGCTGACATTGGGCAGCAGGATCGACCGGTCACCAGTCGGATCCACCACATTCAGGGTGGTCTCAAAGGCGTTGTCATTTGTGCCTTCAAATGCCAGTGAACCAGTGGTGCCGATCAGCAACTCACCAGTGACGGTGCCGCCAGCTTTGGGCAGTTTTTCAGTATCTACCTCTTCGATTGCAGCCTGAACATTTGTGGCGCTAACTCCACCGGCGGGAGTAAACGACACGTTCGCAGCCACCTGCGAGGTGATCGTCTGCGAAACGTCGATTTCGGTCCAGGCAGCGCCGTTCGACAGAATGATGTCCGGCGGGCTGAGTGCAACGGTGGGAGCAGGTGCAACACCAGTGCCAGCCTCAGCAACCACCAAGTAATAACGATTGTTGGCAGCAGCGGCAGCAGGCAGTGCCTGGCCAACCACCAAACCAACAGCGGTGCCATCACTGGTAACGGACGCCACGAGGTTGGTGCTGGCGTCATAGGTGCCGGCGAAGACGATTTCACCCACCGAGATGCCGATGGGCTGCCAGACGTTGCCGTCCCAGATGTAGATGTCGCGGGACAGCGAGTTGAAGTACAGCTGCCCGGTGTATTCCGCGGTCGGTTGGCTTGCACCAAACTGCGCGGTCGAGCTGTTGGCCAGCTTCACACCGGTAATCGTGTTGCTGGCGATCCGAGCGATGTCGAGCGTGCCAGAAGTCAGCTTGGCAGCGCTGTGGTTGGGTACGTCGGTATCGGCCAACGTGTCGCCAGTGGTAACGTGCCCCTGAGCATCAACCGTCACCTTCGTGTAGGTGCCAGGTGTGGCTGAGCTGCTGTGATTCAGGTTGCCTGAGCCATCGACGGCAAGGCCGCTGCCGGGGATGACTGCGCCCAGCACCGAGCTCGTAGCAGGCGGCAGATCAGCGCCGGTGATTGCCCGGCCAGCGGTGACCAGACCCTTGGCGTTGTAAGTGACGACGTGGTGCGTAGCGCTGAGCGTTACGTCGTTGTCCACCTCGAGGGTGTCGCCGTCTAGGCGTAGACCCTCGCCGTTGACGATCACGCCACCTTTTGCACTGGTGGTTGCGGTCGGCAGGTCGGCGCCGGTGATGGTCCGATAGGCCACAGCGCCAGCGTTGGCAGCTGGGCCAGCCAAGAACTGTGCTGCGGCCGCAGTGTTATCCAGCGATGTGGTGATCGTGACCTGATCGCCGCTGGTGGTGATCGTCAGGTTGACGATGCCGGCGGTGTCGCCCACCACTGTGTTGACCGAGCCAGCAGCCTTGATGGACTGCCACGCAGAGCCATCCCAGCAGTAGATCTTCAGGTCGTCGGTATCGAGCGCCAGCTGGCCTATGTAGGCGCCAGAGCCGGGCAGGTTGGTGACCAGGTCAACAGTGGATTGATCTGCCAGCTTGTCGGCGGTCACGCCGTCATTCGCCAGCTGTGTCGTGCCGATGCCGCCAGTGGCGATCGAGCTGCCGACAATCTGGCCAGCGCTGAACAGAATCTTGGCGCCAGGGATGGTCGCGTCAGCGATCAGTGTGGTGGCATTGCCCACCAGATCGGTGACGGTGATCTTCTTGGTCTCGCTCGCAGAGACATCAACAACGGGCAGAAGGTCGCCCGCTGCTAGGTTGGCGCCGGCTAGTGCGGCTAGTTCACTGATCTTCAGGTCCGCCATGCCAGCAACAGCGAGTTAGCCGTCAACCTCTTGAAGCAGGCTAGCAGTGGCATCCTGATCCAGAAGGATGTCATCGGTGTTCTCCTGCAGAATTTTGTCGTATGTAACGGTCTGGGTCTTGAGCCTGATCGGTCCAGTGGTGATGAACTCAATCGTGCTTTCCACGATCGTGCCGGGCGTGAACTGCACGGCCGAGCCGGTGATCACACCGCTGACCTCGTACCAAATTTGATCATCAGCCTGGCCCGCGACGCCGCTCGGGTTGTATTCATTGGTCTTCAGGAACAGTTGCGCGTTGAACTCACTGCCGACTTCAGTGCGAACAGCGAGCTGCAGCAGATACTGCGCTGTCTCGTACTCACCATTGCCGCAGCAGTCCTTGTAGTCCCACTGGCAGCTGATGCGGCCAGAGCCTGACATGAGCGAAGACCACTGAGAGCGAAACTGATCCGACAGCGAAGTGATGTCCACTGACTCGCGCTGCGTGCTCAGCTCGTAACCCGTTATCGCGCCCAGGATTCGCCTCTGCTGGTTGGCGATCACCACCTTGATGGGGATGTTGGTGTTGATGGTATCCAGCGCGATCGCGTTTGCGCTACCGCCATTCAGCGCATTGGCAAAGCTGGAATACAGCCTGATTCCGCCTAGCTCATCGACATTCACAAACCATTTGCCGTTTGACTGCTTCGTACTGTTGCTCCATCCGGCTGTGCTGATCCACGACAGCGTGGAGCCGTCGGTGCTGGTGATCTCAATCTGATCGCCAGTGATCAGGTAGCCCTGGTCGAAATCAAATGAGAACCGTTTCCGCGTGGTGTTCACGTCGGACGGGTTCACAATCGACTCCAGTGCGCCGTGGTCTGACTTGCGCTGAAGCGTGACTCTGCCGAATGTCCCGAGGTAGACAGCCATCAGATGCTCGCGGTGGTTAGCGCTCCAGTGCCCTGGAAGCTGACCTGTGCTGTGACGATCTCGCCCACCGCGGCGCCGATCGTGGCGCTGGTGATGTAGGCCGTCAGCGTGACATCGTTGAGATCGCTGCCATCAGCAAGCCGCAGAGTCAGAGTCACGTCATCGGAGACGGCAACGCCACTGTTGCCGGTCTTCACCAGCCTGGTCAGCAGGTTGCTTGCGTCGATCTTGTTGTCGTCGGACTTGTAATAGATCAGGGCTGCAGTGCCGCTGAAAGACTGCACGCCGGGGGTGAAGCTGCGCACCCCATCGCCCAGCGTGGTGGTCTCGAGCATCTCTACGTCTGCCTGAAGGCTCCAACTGGTCACCTTGACCAGCGTGCTGGTGCCCAGCAGAAGCCGGCCATCGCGTCCGGTGTAAGCCTTAGCCATCGGTCAGCCTCCCTGCCAGCAGTCTAGAGAACACCAACAAGCTTTATCTGCACCGAGCTGATGCCCGGCTTGACGCTTTGCACTTGCGGGGCGTCCGCATAGCGCCAGGTGTTGCCAGAAGCGGCTGCACCCAGCGCATCTGTGTTGCCGGCCCATCCACTTCTCACTCCGGTGCTCAGAGTGAACGTGCCGTAGGTGCCCTGTACCTCGTTGTAGTGATCGAGAAACAGCTCAGCGTCGGCGTCCGCGATGTTGTTGTAGGACAGCTGCAGGCTCATGCCGGTCCTGTTGCTGCCGTAGAGGATGCGAGTCTCAGAACCGTTCTGCGAGCGAAAGGTCTTGACCGGCCAATCACCGGCGTCAAACGTCCTGCTGCTGGGTTTGAGGGTCGGGAAAGCCATTAGCTGTCAAAGGTGAAGCGGGATCGATTGTTCGAGATCAAGTCCTGCGCAATCAGGCTAGACAGCTTGCTGTCACAAGGGAACTCGGAAGCCGTGACTTGCACGGTGCCATCCTCGCTCAACGTGATCTGTTCGACCATGTAGACGTTCTCGGAGGACGTTGCCTCAACAACCGTGAACAGCGAGCCGTAGAGAGTGGAATCGGTGACGCGGCCGTTGGAGACGGTCATCGTGCCGCTGCTGACATCGTCGGAACCAGGCTTGTAGTACAGGATGCTGTACTGCTCATCGGTAAGCGGCGTCACGCTGGTGATGACGCCGGTGTCGCTGATCACGCCGTTACGCGCTGAAGAATAAGGACTGGCTTCGGTCACTACCCGGATGTAGCTACCCGGCGCAAGGTCCATGCCATAGGGCAGGGTGCTGAATCGAACCGTGTGCGTGATGCGCTTACGGATTGACAGGAAATAACGGCCGACCAGCTCAGCGTGGTCGCGGTTGGTGCAGTAGCTAATCAGATCAAAGGACTCAATGGGCGCATACTCGCTGGCATCGGCCCAGTTGACCACCACGTTGCGCTCCTGTGGGAGCTCGTTCGGGCGCTCCTCGCGGTAGCGCACCACCGCCTGCATCGGCTTGCGCTCCTCGGCGCCGAGGTACTCAACCTGGAAGGTGTCCTCGATGATGTTGCCCGAGGTGAAGAGCTGGCTGATCTTCACCGGGCTGGTGCTGATGCTGCCGCCACTGGTGGTCGGCAATGCCGGCACCAGGCTGAACTTGCCCTCGCTAATCACGAAGTTGCACAGGAAGTTTGGCGCTGTATCAGCGATGAACTGCCGGACGTTGATCGCCTCACCAATCACGCCATTGAAGAACAGCTTGTTTCGCTTGAGGAACTTCGCCGTGCGCACCAGGTCGTCGGTGTTGATCATCTCGGATGCCGTTGAGGCGTCGATGTTCAGCACCTTGCCCAGACCCGCGACATCATCGGTCAGCAGGTGAAACACCAGATCGCAGAACAGATTGCTCGGACCATAGGCGTCGTCATCGTCAGGGTGGAACCGCTTGACGTGCAGCCCGCTTGCCAGCCAAACCCGCAGCTGATCAAGGTTGTTGAAGTTGCGCGATGCCTTCAGCGCCAAACCGCAAATGCTCATCCGGTCGTACTCCGGCTTCACATCGTTGGCCACCATCTGATTGACATAGGTGATGGCGTGCTCAGGCGAGTTCTGGTTCGACTTCTCGACCAACGCGCTGTAGTAGCTCACGTCTCCGTACTGGCTGCTGCCATCAAACTGGCGGTCGGCATTGAGCTCGGATGTTCTAAATATGCTTTTCTCAATACCAAAGACGATGAGCTGCAATCCCACCTCAGCGCCGTCTTTGTAGAACGGATTGCCCGAGCTGACGGTGTAATTTTTGCTAACGAGATCGCCAGCGGACCAGTTAGTGGTGCTGGCACTGGTTTTGACAGGCGTGATGGTCATCGTCTTGGTGTCCCAGATCTTGGTGCGCCCAGAGAAGTGATCTGTGACGGCGATGACCGAAAGGCTGAAAGACGCACGCAGTTTGCGCCCGCTCTTTTCAAAGTCCACCGCGACAGTTCTGCGGTGACCGACTTGGTATGAGGTGGCCTTACCGAGTATCTCTTCAAACACCGCCTGACTACGGCCGCCTGTTGATCCACCATTGCGCACCTGGCTGACCCTGAGCAAAACGCCAACAGCGGTCATGCTCGGCTGTGCCGGTGGATTGCGGAATGGGTTGGTGGAGTCGACTGTGCGCTTGACCACAAACTGCTGCAGGATGTTGAAATCACCGCTGCTGCCGGTGACATCAAACTGGTCAACGACAAATATTGAAGACTTGCCGCTGAAGTGACCAGACGCCAGCGCAGTTTTGGTGGCTCGATAGTTGATCGTGATCCATTGGCCATTGGGCAATGCTTCACGAACGAAGCTGTAAACGGCGGCACCGAGGGGTAGTTTTGATGCGTCGGCGTCACCGAAAAGCTCGTATCCAAAGGCGGCAATGCGGCCGCTTGTGATGTTGCTGGGCTCGCTATAGGAGCCGAGCAGCTCAACAGCTGAGGCGGTTGTCTTGTCCGGGTCTATGTCAGGCAGAAAAGAGTTAATGCCGACAGCGCTGGGGTAGCCATCTGCCTCAGTGCCACCTGTAAGTTTGCCGCTGGTTGTTAACTCGACGTTGTAGCGAATCTCGCTTTTTTGCACTTTCTTGCCCACGGTCAGTACCGTGAACGATCCATAGCGCGTGCTTAACGTGTCGCTCAGGATGTTGCTGTTTGCGGCACTGTCCAGCGATGCGTTAGCGTTTAGCTGCCAGTACACTGTGTCGGCCGCGTCTCCACGCAGAGAGGCGCTGTTGCGGGGCACAAATCTGTATTCATACTGCTTTTGGTCTGGGTGCTTGAAGCGGATAAAGTTGTACTGATCGACCGGGTTGTTGCCAACAACAACGAAGTGAACGCCGATGCGGCTCCACTTGTATTCACCGCCAGAAGATGTCAGGCCAGCCGGCCGTACATACACGTCGAACGCTGACGCCCTGCGGGTGTAGGCCGTAATAGTGCCGTTGGTGATTGAAATGCTTTGGTTGTCTGAGCTGCGCAGCTGAGCAGGTGAGGGGATCGTGCGGAAATTGCAGAGGCCATTCAGTCGCTGGTAAACCCGGCTGCGAATACCGATTTCAGTTACATCGCACGGCCGCGTGTTGCGAGCCAAGGCGACTGACATGCGCAGCAACGGATAGAAGGCTGTGCCAGCGTGCAGCTTGTTGGTTTCGCCGTTGTCGTCGCTCAGATAGCTGCGCTTAAGCATGGCGTCTGAAACGACGCCGATCTGATCGGACCCAATAACCTCGACGCATTTCAGCGTGATGATCTGATCTTTCTTGTCTTCAGGCCGCCACGCCGCTAGCTCACGTCCCGTGACCTGCCAGACGGTCTTGCGGATCATGAACAAGCTGCCAATCTGCAACGCATCATCGGCTGCAATTCGCTGCTCATTTAGCTCATCATTGATGTCATCAACGGTTACATTGCTGTCTTTTACTTTGCCTGTTCTTTTGTCTTTGTAATCGTAAAAGTCGTCTGGGATTTGAGTTGCTGAGATCTTAAAGCTGATAACATCTCCAACTGCAGCGGTGCGCTCTGCCACGCCGTCGCTGGTGCTGACGCTTTGATTGTTGAGCTTGATGACGCCCATCCGGCGGCTGTAGTTGCGGCCGGTGCCCTCCATGCCAAGCTTCCACTCGCCGCCCTCGGCCATGTCGACCGTGCCGTTTTTGTCGCCAGCAATCTTGCGGCGTTCACGGGTTTGCACAAAGTCCTTGTCATCATTCCAGGCGTTGTCGCCGGATGTCTTAGGAATAGAAATGACACGCCAGTTCAGGCGATATGGCGTACCGTTAGCAATGGGCGAGTAGCAGCCGAACTCGTAGTTATTGCTCAGTGAGTGCGCCGAGCTGAAGCCGGTATCAGTGACGCTGTTTGCAGTAGGGCAGGAGAAGATGTCGTCTGCTGTTTCGGGGTCTCCACTGGCCAGCTTGCCCCTTGTGCCATAAAACAGATTTGATGCCCTGATTCGCGTGGTGTTTGAGATCGTCGTATTGCGCTTCCAGTAGAACGCAAACGTTGTCTCGTAGATCGTGTCCAGCGCACCATTGCCTAAGAAAATGCCCCGCAGTGATGGCGGCGCAATGCCCTGCGGGCTCTGCGTGCCAGACGCGCCTTGCTCGCCAACGACGAACAGCATCTTGACGCCTTGTTCTCTGCCGTAGCTGAACATGCGCGACCACACCATCTTGGGCGCGTACAGCAGGCCGCCGGTGCCACTCTTCTCGTCGTAGCGGGCGAAAATGATCGGGATCGGCTCGCCGTAGTCCGCTAGCTCCGCCTGCGTGTCAAAGCCGAATGAAGGAGCAAACCGGTTAGAGCCGGTGACGCTGGCCAGCGTGCGGGAGCGTCCGCGTGAGCCCTCGGCTTTCGGCTTTGGAGTTAGAAAGTAGGAAGCAGCGCTAAGCGCAAGGCCGATTGCTAGGTTGATAAGTATCGGCACAAGCGGACCCATTCGGATCTCAGGGATGTGCTCATACCCCGCCGGGCGAATATGCCCGCGGCGGATCGCTTCAGCTTCAAGCTTTCGATAATCCTCTTCCGTGCAACCAATCAGCTCAATGATCTGCCTTTCGTACGGAAGCAGTGGTGTCTGCCAACGCTTTGCACCGAAGACCAGGCCACTCTCTCCAGGTGCCGGTTGATGTAGAGAATCCCGGTCTGCCATGTCACCGCGAAAGCCCAGCTGTCCTGAGCCAACAGCAAGATGTCTCCATCGTACAGGGGCTCGACTGCCCGATCCCCCCATGCCATCAGATCCCTGACCACCTGCCATTTGCTTGCCTCGTACCAGCTCGGATTGAACGGTGGCGTGTCGATGCCGAGGTGATCGAGCACCGCGTAAACCATGTGGATGCAGTCGATTTCGCCATTGGTGCCGTCAGCACCAAGGCGGTAACGCATCCCAATCAGATCACTGCAGGTTGACAGCACTGGTCACCGGAATCGCGCCAATCAGCTTCTGCGTCAGCCGGCGCACCGGTGCATCGCCGCCGACAGCATCCAGCACGGTGTTCAGCACCAGCTTGAGCGCCGTCTCGTCCCAATCGCCCTGCGCCACCTGTCCTGAATACTGGTGCAGCAAAGTGACGGTGCTTGAGTCGGAAGGATCGAGCAGCATTACTTTGATATTCGCCAGCCAACGATCCTGGATGGCCTCAACGCCCCACGGCCTGCTCAGCTTGTTGTTGGGGAAGACCAGGCTGGCTTCGGTGTTGTCGCCGGTGCGGTTCACCGTGACGCCAGAAAAGCCAAACGGCATGAAGCCGTAGCTGTTGCTGTCATAGGTGACGGTCTTGCCTATGAAGAAGTTCTGGAACCGATAGGTGGTGCCCTTGGCAGCGGTCAGGGTCAGGTAGTTGCCGACTGCGTAATCCATCAGACGCCAATCCTCTTGCGGGTGCTCACGCTTGTCTGCAGACGCCGCAGAGTGCGCTGCTCACCTTGAGCTGCACCGCGTGCTGCGGCCTCCCTCATGCCCATCTGAAACTGCTCTGCGGTCACATACTCGACGTTGTTGATCCGCTCGACGGTATAGCGCACGTCGATTGCGCCACCCGTGGCCGCACCGCCGGCCGACATGGCGCCGCCGCTTTCGTTGTCGCCAGCCACGGTGCCCATTGCGCTGATCGGCCGGTAACGATTCAGGGCATCGCTGCGCTGCTGGACCTTCACCGGGATGGTGCGGCCATCGGGTAGGGGCACAAATGCTTCGGGGCCGCGCTCGCCGTAGAGCGCCACCTGGGGCTCGCGAGCGATGCCGCCAGCCGCGTAGCGCTTCATAGGCACCACGTTGTTCGACATGACGCCGCCAGTGGCGAACTTCTTCAGTGGCGCCGAGCTGTTGGGGCCGGTAGCGCCACCGGTGGCTGCCATGCCGATTTTCAGGCCAGGGAAGGCAGCGAACAGCGCCTTGAACAGCGCGTACTTGATGAAGATCGCACCGAGCTCCTTGAGGATGCTGGCGGCCAATTCCTTGAACGCCGCCTTGCCGCCGGAGGCCATCTCCACAAGGGCATTGGAGATGCCGTCGATTGCGCCCACGACGACGTTGCCCAACTGGCCGCCAAGGTCAGTGGCCGACTTGTAGGCATCCTGCAGGGTCTGCTTAAAGCGCTCGCCGAAGTCCTTGGCCTTGTCCGCAGCGGCGGCCTGAGCTCTGGCGTTGTCCTCCATTGCCTTGGACAGCTGTGGGTACAGCTTCACCAGCGCCTCGATGGCCTCTCGCAGCCTGTTCGCCTGATCGCTGTTGCCTTCCCCTTTCTCCTCAAGGATCTTGAGCGCTTCGCCAGCGGCGTTGACCTGAGCAGTGAGCTGACGAGCGGCTTCGGCCTTCTTGAGCTGATACTCAATAAGCTCGGGCCGCATGCCTGCCGCCTCGAGCTTGTTGCGGTACTCGAGCATGAAGTTTTGATCTTCCTGCGCCTTGATCTGCTCGCGAATCTGCTCAGTGAAGTCGGAAACGAAGCCGGTGCCGATCGCGGACTTCAGCTTTTCGATCTGCTGCGTCGTCATCTGCGCGATCTGCTCGGCAGTCTGCAGATCAACGCCCTCGGCGCCAGCAGTGCCAGCTGCACGAACAGCACGGCGTTCTTGAGCGGCCGCACCCGTCGCGCCGTTACCCTTCATCGCGCTGTTGGCCATCAGGTGCAGGGCACGCATGGTGCCCTCGGGCGTCATCACCTCGATCGCGTAGCCGCCGGCACCGGTGTTCCCAAGGTCGCGGCCGAAGGTGGCGCCGCCCTTGAGGCTGATCTGCGAGCCGGCCGGAGTGCCAAAGTCGATGCCCTTGTGGAAGTTGCGGCCAAACAGGCTGCGGGGGCCGTACTCGCTGGTGACGCCAAACGAGCTGGGCGCCTTGCCGTTGACTAGGAAATACTTGTCGGCGTCAGCTCTGGTGATCGGCCGCCCATCGCCCCAGCGCAGGTCGAGGTGAGCGCCAGTGCTTTGGCCGGTGTTGCCCGTGCGAGCCACGATACCGGTGGACGCGCCCCCGGCAGTGACCGTCGCCATCGACTGAGCCGACCGCAGCTGCTGCTGGGCGTTCTGCACTCCGATGCTGGCGTCCAGCGACCGGGTGCGCAGGTCGCCGATCTGCTTCAGGAAGCCGGCGATCATGCCAGCGGCAGACTTGCCGGCGCCGGTGAAGCCCTTCACCCAGTTGTCGAGCTCGATGTTTTGCAGCTCGCGCTGATACTCGTGCCGGCGACGGATCAGCTCCATCGCATTGCGGTGGACCGCGTCCTGCAGCGCGATCTCGGCGCGGGCGGTGGATTCGTTGAGCTGCTGCTGGAGAGCGGCTTCGCGCTCGGCGTCGTCGGCGGCCTTCTTGGCGCTCTTCCCGTCGTCGTCTTTCGGGTTGGCAAAGTTAGTGAGCCCCTTGCCGGTCTTGTCCTGCGTGTCCTTCAGGCGCTCCAGCGAGGCGCGAGTTTCGTCAATCCGGCCCTGGATGCGCTTCTGGTCGGCCTCAAACGCATCAATCTGCTTGGCGCTCAGGCTGTCAGCCGGCACCTTGCGCAGAACTTCCTGCACCTCTTGCAGATAGCGCAGGTTCTGCTCAAGCCCGGCCTTGTTGCTCTGCGGCGTGATCGCCTTCTCCAACGCCAGCGCACGCTTGCGGAACTCGGTGATCTCAGCAGCACTGAAGCCCTGCCGTTTCAGCGGACCTATGCCTTGCAGCCCGAGCGGCTGGTTTGCGTCCTTCAATCGCTGCGCTAGGTCCGCATCGCGGCCGGCGGCGTTCATCTCGTTGAGCGCGTCCTTCACCAGGCCCAGCGACTTCAGCGTCCGGGTGGCGAGCTCAGCGACCTTGGCGATAATTGTGGCGATCGAGCTGGTGATCGGCATCACCGCGCTACCAAAAGCCGCCTGCAGGTCGGTCAGCGCGACCTTCATACGAGCGGTCGAGTCCTCCTGCGACTTGGCCATCTTGAGCGCCGTGCCGGCGTTCTGCTCGCTCAATGCCATGGAGAACTTCATGACATCGTTGAGGCCGACCGTGCCTTCTTTCAACGCTTCGCTGAGCTGGGCACCGGTGCGGCCGGTTGCAGCTGCAAAGCGGGTGAAAGCACCCGGCAGACGCTCACCGAGCTGGCCAGAGAGTTCTTCCGCAGAGACCTTGCCCTTGGAGAACACCTGACTCATGGCGGTCAGAGCGCCCGCCACGTCCTCTGATGTGCCGCCGGTAGCCTTGATCGCCTCAGTGACGCCGCGGAACACGACCTCGGCATCACGCACATTGCCGCCCGCACCCTGTACCGAGGCCAGCAGCTTGGTGAAGCCCTGGGTTGCCTCGAGTGTCGGGACATTGAGTTCGGTGGTGACGCTGCGGATGACACGCTGCGCCTCGGCGTAGTCCTGCTGAGTGCTAGTGAGTTCCTTGAGCGCGATATTGAGCCGGCCGATCGTGGCGGCGTACTCAGCCGATGCAGTGACCTGCTGGCGTACCAGGCTGATCTGGGCACCAATAGCCGCACCAGCAAACGCGCCGCCAACGGTTCCAATGCCGGGAATGGCTGAGCCGACCACCGCGCCGATCGTGCCGCCGACAGCGCCTTCAACGCCGCCAAAGATGCCGCCCGATGCAATTGCGCCGGCGGCCTGCAGCCGCTGACCCAGCTTGTTGCCACCGCCCTGGGTCTTCTCCAGCTGGCGGTCGATCTTGGCCAGCTCGCGGCTGGCCTCCTTGAATTCAGCGCTGCTGCTGTTGACCGCGTTGCGCAGCGATTCCCACGCCGAGCGCTGCGACCGCAGGCTGTTGATGCTGCCGTCCGAGGCGGCCGTCGCACCGCGGATGTCCTGGGCGACCTGCTTGTAGCTGTTGCCCATCAGCTCGTTTTGCTGGGCAATGCGGCTCAGACCAACCGCTTGGATTGAGCGATACAGCTCGCTCGTCTCCATCATCGGCAGCTCGATGGCTGCCTGGCCTTGCTTGCGCTGGTTGCGAGCGATCGACTTCTCGATCGCGATCCGGTCGCCAATCGTGCTGGCGCTTTGCGAGAACGCCAGGAAACCGCTGCTGGTGTTGCGGCTGGCCTCGAGGCGCCGACGAGCTGCCTCGACGGCCGGGTTGGCGAATTCCTGATTGAGCTGGCGCTGGACGTTTGCGATTTCACGCGATACCCGGATCCAGTCCGTGCCACCGCGACTCAGGTTGACAAATTCCTCGTTGAGCTCGCTCAGCCGCTGCTGCAGCCCGGCCGTGGTGTTCGGCAGCTCCGGCAGCGCTGCTCCACCCTTGCCGCCCTCCCTGAACGTTTCAAAGCCAGCGATGACGTTCTGCCGACCCAGCGCCGTGTTGAACGGCAGCTGGCGGCGCTGGATTTCGGTGAGGGCGTCGGTGTACTGCCGCGAGTAGACGCTGAGATCCTGCAGACCGCGGCGCAGCGCAGCGATCTGTTTGTCAAATGTGCCCGGCTTGGAGCCGACAATCTGCGCCTTGAGTTGCGCGTCGGTGAACTGCTTGACGCCCGTCGACGCTTCCTTGTAGGCGCCGCCAAGGTCTTTGATGTCCTTGCCGAGCTTCTTATAGACAGTGCCGCTGATGGACGCCTGCCCCTGCAGCGCCTTGAGCGCCTCGATCTGGCCGCGCAGTGACTGCTCGGTCTGCTCGCCGGCCTTGCCGAAGGCCAGGATTTCCTTCCGCGCCTTGCTCAGCTGCTGGTCGCTCGGACCGATCGCCTGCTGAAGACCCTTAAACGCGCCCTTGAGTTTGTCGAAGCCTTCTAGGCCTTCGATCTGGGCGAGGATCTTAAGCCGTGCGACCTGTTCAGCCATTGTCGTTCAGCACCTGAAGAGCGGCCGCTTCCATGACCTGGATGCCCTCCAGCATGGCCTTGTGGTCCTCAACTGAGTATAGGTCGCACATCCAGCGCAGGGCTTCGTACTTCAGTCCGGTGAAGCCGCCCATTGTGGTGTTCCACTGAGTCTGGAGACGCAGAAACATCATCACGATGTCCCAGTTCTCGTCCCAAACCTCGAAATCTGTTTCAGCCGGCTCAGGATTAGGCAGGACGACGCCCATTAAGCGAGCGTCGTCCTCCGTCTCATCCTTCACCGCACCCGCTGCGGCCCAGTATTGAGCCGCGTCCTCTAGTTTTTTGCTTTGCCGCCTTCCAGGCTTGCCAGGTAGGCGGCGATGATCCCACGGGTGAAATAGGGATCATCCAGCAACTCCTTGAGGTTCGCCTTGTTGAAGGGAACATCCTTGCCGGCTTCGTCCGCAATGCCTTCCCAACCAGTGAGGACGGTCTCGACTAACTCGAGGTCGCCCTTGTCGATCAGCTTCTGAAATTCAGCGCGACCGATCCGCTTGAAGATTGCGTCGAAGGTCTCGCTTTCAAACCGGCCGCCGTCGACAGGGGATTCAACGGTGACCGGCCACTTGAAAGTCGAAGACTTCTTGCGGACGAATGCCATGCAGGTGTTCTCCCAGGATCAGGTGAAGGCGAGGCTGACCTCGTCGTTACCGGCAGAGGTCGGAATTGCCACGTAGGGCAGGTTCAGCATTTGGATGCCGTCGCTGTCACTATACGTGGGGTTGCCAATGTCGACCTTCTGTGCAGTGAAGGTGACAATGTTGCCTGCGGTAGTGCCGTGGGCAAAAGTCAGGCTGCCGGTGGTGTTGTTGTTGGCGATCGTGAAGTAATCCTTCTGAGCGATCGTCGGGGCTTCAATCACGACCTCGCCAGCGGGGGCGCGGTTGGTGATCAGGGTCTGCTTGGTGCAGCCGATCAGCTCGCGGTACACAACCTCGTTCGCCACATCGAAGCTGACGTTCATCAGACAGCCGCTGTAAGACAGCAGGCTGAAGTTGGAGGTGTTGCCCTCCTTGAAGATCAGCGGGGTGGCCTGGTTGCTGTAGGTGGTGGTCGGAGCCGCAGTGTCGGTCGGGGCGTTGTAGATGCCGGTCATCGTGAACGAGATCACCGGGATCTCATTCAGGTTGCAGGTCATCGTGAAGGTGCCGCGGCAGCCAGTGGCCTTGTGCAGCACACCATCATTGTTGAAATAGATGGTGGCCGAGCTGAAGCTGCTCGAGACCGGCGCGTAGGTCACGCTGGTGGAAGCCACTACGGTCTCAGAGAAGCCGCACGCCTTCAGCAGTGCGCCGTAGCGAGGAGCGGTGCCAGCGGTGCCGGAGCCAGCCAGTTCCACCTCAAAGGTGATGCCCACGCGGGTGTTGCCGAGCAGCTGCTCGGAGTTGCCAAGGTAGGGACGGATCAAGTCCCGGCTGACAACGTCGGCCTCCAGCGGGGTGATGTCGAGATTACGGACAAGAACGGCATCAGCGCCGACAGGGGTGCTGTCAGTGCCGTAAGTCGTCTCAGCCTTCGCCAGAATCAGGCGCTTGCGAGTCAGCAGAGCCATCGGTGGTTACCTCAGGAGTTGCGTGAGCAGGGGTGTAGGCCGGCTCAGTACGCTCGATGAGCTTCCGCTTGCCGGTTTTGGGGTCCAGGAGGTAAGACCCTCCCTGCCCATGGTATTCATCGACCGTGATAGCCATCGTCAGGCGCTCAAGTTGGTGATGGAGGTTCTGTACCTGACAAGGTAGTCGCACATGACAACACCTGCAGGTTGATCGGCCTCAACTGTTTGGAACTCTACTCGCAGTGGCTGAATGTCCATGGATAGGCCACCAAGGGTGAGGTCGTTCATCACCTTGGCGTGCAGACTTTCGACAATCGGATCAGCAGCTTGATCCGGCACGTTTGCACGCACCACAACAGCAATCCTGACGGTCAGCGACCAATCAAGTGTCGGCAGGCTGGTGTTCTGCTGGGCGGTGTCCTCGAGCGGCTCAACAACGATGGCCGGGCTTTCCTGCCGCGCCATCGGCTCCACCCTGCTGCGATAGATCCGAGTGCCAACACCGGTGGTGCTGGTCAATGCGCTGCGGATAGCAGCGAGGATCTGTTCGCGCTTGCTCATGGGTTCAGATTAGCCGGGTTGCGTGATGTGGGCGCGGGCAAACGCGGGACATTCCTAGAAGATCAGCACGTTGCGGCGGCGTACATCACCCCAGTGCCTTCGGTAATGGTGCTGGCCGAGTCGTTGTAGACAAGGAACGCAGTCTCCTGGCCGACCTGCAGCACTGTTCCGCCGCCCTTGGCGATGTCCAGTGTCTGCTCGTCCTCGTTCCACGCCAGCTCGCCAGCGGTGTCTGCGTTGCCGCCAGTCGTCAGCAGCTGGATCGACTGCAACGTCGGGTTGCGATTCCACGGCGCATACTCCAGCGCCGACCACACCGAACTGCCGTTGCCAACCTTGGCCTGCTTAGTGTCGGTCTCGTAGCCGATCTCACCCGCCGCAAGCACAGGATTGGCTGCCGTCCAGTTGGCTGCCGTGTCTCGGCGAAGCTTGATTCGCTGGCGAGTAGTAGCCATCAGCTCGCGCCTCCGCCGTCGATCTCGTTGGTATCAACCCATTCTGATCCGTTGTAGATCAGGGCATCGCCCTGCTGAGCGCTGGTGATGTTCACGTCGGTGAGATCAGCAAGGCCAAAGTCACGCGGATCCTGGCCAGGGGCAGAGCTTTCGGGTGCCAGCCTCGTCAGCATCAGATCGGTGAACATGCCGTCATCGATCTTCATCGCTTCCCGTACCTGATAATTCACGCCATCGACCGTGATCGGCGAGCCGTATAGCAAACCGCCAAAATCGGCAGTCCGCACGGTCAGTTTGTAGTCGGTGGTCAGCACCATGCCATCGGCCACCACCTGCGACGGCATGTCCAAGATTCCCTTGGCGGTCACGGCGCCACTGGTGCAGGTGACGCCGAAGTCCTCGAGGAACAGATTCAGATCTTCCGTGATCACAGCGCCACCGCCTTGCCGCGTGCAATCAGGCTAGCCGCATCGGCTGCCAGCACTGAAACCTCGGTTCCAGCCCAAGTCTGCCGGCCGCCCAGCATCACGTTGCCCAGCAGACGGATGCGCTGCTCGCGGCCGATTGGACGCCGTGGCATCACCTGCTTAAGTCGCTCGATTCGAAACACACCCGTCGCGCAATCCAAGTCATTGCGCCCATAGCTCACCAGCGCCTTGCTGCCATACACCTCCAGCCCGCCGGGAAAGACGCACATTGGCTGCCAGCCTTGAGCGTGTTCCGGTGCCCCCCAGTCGTCCTGCGCCGTCACGACCGGCGATTGCGAAATCATCCGCGGAGCATGTGGTGATGCCGCGTCAAACGTCAGGAATCCCATGTGGTACAGACGATGCCGCCGAGGATGCTTCTCCCAGCTGTGCATCATCATGATCTTCTGGCCCTCCCAGTCGACCGCCGGCGAGCCACCGCTCAGCCGGCCCCACTGCCAGCTCACCGGCGCATGGCGCCATTCCTGAACCACCTCATCGCCATCGAGCTCCAGCACCACCCAGCCAGCTGTGCCCATGTCGTAGATGCACCGCAGCGCACCCTCCGCCTCAAAAAACGTCCAGTTCTTTTCCTTGCCTGACCAATCATTGGCGCCGTACTTCGGCACGATCACACTGGCCAGCGTCCAGGTCTTGCCTTTCTTTACCCGCCCATAGGCTTGCACACACTTCCAGCCCTTCTCGTCGCCATAGCGGGCGATTGAAAACGCAATCCAAACATCGCCGCCGAACCAGAACAGCCTTGGATCTTCAAAGGAGCACCCGGCGTAGCCCGCGACCTTCAAGCGCTGGTTTTTCAGCACCTTCATGTCGCGATCCATCTCAGCGAGCACGATCTCACTGACCTTGAAATCCTCAGGCTCAGAACGGTACGCCAACAGAAAGCCCTCCCCAGTCGAAACCAGGGAGGGGTTGTAGTTCCGCTTGGCCTGGATCAGACCAGCGATCATGCTCAGGACAGAGCGCCGGTGCCGTAGCAGAAGGCGCCGGCCTGCTTCACAGCGAAGTCGACATCCTGCAGAGCAATGATGCGCACGGTGCCGCTGGTGGCGCCGGCGTAGGGATCGAGGGTCAGGTCAAGACCGGACCACATGCCCATGATCATCTGGTTGAAAGCACCGAACACGATGTCATCCAGCAGCAGCTGGTTGGACAGCACCACGGGGTAGCCGTTCACTTCGTCGTTCTCGTAGACGAACTTGGCTTCCGTGCCAGCCACGCTGGTGGTCTTCAGAGCGCCGCGAGCAGAGGCGTTCATCAGATAGCGCATGGCGCCGATGTCGGCGTTGTCCTTGGCGACCTCGGTCTCCATCTGCACCAGCTGGGCGAAAGTGCCGTAGCCGGTCAGGTTGACGGTGTTGATGCCAGCGGTGTTAATCAGGCCCAGGGGCTGGTTGCTGTTACCGGAGCCATACAGGCCAGCGCGGTCGATCTCGAGAGCGATCACGCGAGCCAGGTCGTTGCGCACCATCTGCTCCACATCGATGGAGCTCTGGAGCAGCAGGCGACGGCTGTAGTCGACGAAGGCGCCCACGGTCTTGGGCGACATGGTCACCTGACCCAGGGTCTGCTCGGACTCGGTCGGAGCGTTGCCTTCACCCACCCAGTAAGCAGTGGCAGCGCCGGTCTGCTTGGGAATAGCGACGTTGCCCTGCAGGCCGTTCAGCACGGTGGCGCCGACTTGAGCCAGAGCGAGGCGGTTGCGAAGCAGCTCGATGAAGGAGCCAGCCAGCAGATCGGTGGCAACAAGGTTGCCGCCAGCGGTAGCGGGGGAGGTGGCCAGGTCACGGCGCAGCACCTCGTTGGGCACCATCAGGCCGTTGGCAGGCTTGCCGTAGGCCTTGGTGGCAGCGTCAGAAACTTCGCGCTCGAAAGCGGCAGCTTCAGCGGCCTGCTTGTCGCCAGGGTTGGCGAGGTAGTTCAGGGCGCGGAGGAAGGAGTAGCTGCGGGTCTCCTTCTCGTTCAGGCCGACCTCATTGGTCGATTCGATGCGGTGCTCCACTTTGGTGCTGCGGGTGTCGATTTTTTCGAGGAAGGCAGCACGGGCCTCGTCGAGGCTGCGGCCACCGTCGATGAGCTCACGTGCAAGCTCGGTCATGCCGTGCTTGTCGCCGAGGGCGGTGATGGAAGCGATACGGCTACGCTCGGCCTCGACGGCCTTGGACCGGATCACCTCCACGTCAGGGGTGGTGTTCTCCATTTGAACCTCAGGTTCTTGAGGGGTTGGTGATGCGGCGGTGGCCGCAGAGTCGATCGCAAGCGACCGGCCTACACCCACAGTGGGGTCTGCCGGGATGCTAACAACCGACACTTCGTACGGACTCCACTGAGTGGCTACGAAGTTGTCGCCTCGCTCCTCCATCTTGTCGATGGCATAGCCAAAGCTGACGCCCCGAAGAACGCCGTCTTTAACATCAGCCATCACCTCCTTGGCGAAGCTATTGCGAGAGAAGCGGACTTTGACGTAGCCACGCTTCTTTTTGCCGTCGACCCATGCACGCTCGACGACACCCACCACCTTGTCAGGGTTGTGGTTGAAGAGCAGAGGTGCGCCCGAATTGAGTCGGGTCAGGTCAGCGGCTTCACCCTCGTGGCTCAGCACTTCGTTGCCGAAGTATCGAGCTACGGGGTATTCGGAGCTGAAGGGAAACTCGAAAGTCCGATCCTCCACCTCCGCGAAGACGGTGGCTTCGGTGCGCTGATATTTTCCTTCCATCGAGCGAAGGGCGTCGATCTTGGTCAGGGTGCTGAAGCGATGACCAACCATCGTCTCAGTTGCCTGCCAACCTTCTGCACCTTCGCGGAAAATGCGGATCAGCGCAGCGGGATCCTCTTCTGAGGCCTCGATGCTGAACTCGCTGTCGGGAACACCTAGTGTTCCCTCGCGCATGATGTGCTCGATCTGGCCACGGGCGCGGCCGCCAGAGCTATTCCAGCTGACGAAATCGCCAGTCTTAAGGTCGCCAGGCTTGGCTCGCTCGATGACCATCGGCATCACCTCTTCCTCGGCTGCTTCTTCAGCTTCGGTTTCGGCCTCGGGGTCTTCGCCAGAGAGGGTCTCGATCACATCCTCGACCACTTCGGCCATGTGCTCAGCCACGACCTCGGCCACGGTTTCACCAATAGCCGCTACTTGTTCTTCGGAAAGATCGTGCATTGCACGCTCTTTCTGCTCGTTGGTTTGTTCTTTGAGTTCGTCCATCAGTTAAGCGGTCCTTCTGGACGCTCAGATTGAACTTCATCCACCTTAGTCGCTTTCTTGCGACGCGATCTTGTCGGGCGGCGGGGAGGCTCCGGGGCAACAGACGCCTCCCCGCCGTCGACCACCGGCTCCTCGGGAGTTGAAGGAGCAGGCGATGCTGGTGCTGCAGCCATGTCTACATCGAGCTGGACGCCAAGGTCGGCGGCCGTCTTCCGCTCGCGAGCGATCTGCTGCAGGTTCTCGTCTAGATCACCACCCAGCTGGGCGCAGATCTGGGCCTTGGTCATGTAGCCAGCGGCTTCCATCTCCCGGTAGGCCTTCACCTCCTTGAGCGGATCCACCCAGCTCCAGCCGCGGGCAAGCCATTTCGGGCTGTCGTAGCGCTCCGGCCGCAGTTCGTAGTCGGGCAGTGCCAGCTCGCCGCTGAGCACAGCCACGTCGAGCCACTCGCGGAACACCCGCATGTGGAAGTTTTCGATCAGGTAGGACTGCACCACCTTCCAGTGGTCGCGATCCTCGAGCAGCGACAGGCGGCTGCTGCTGTAGTTCGTCTCCGAGAAGTCGCGGCTCAGGGTTTCATAGGAGCAGCCGAAGCCAGACGCGAACCGGCGCGTCTTGGCACGCACGAAGTCCTCGTACTGGTCGTCCGGCGACGAGATGTTCGGCACAGTCACCTGCTGGCCGGGGTCTAGGTACTTGAACACCCCAGGCTCAAACTCGCTGATCCGCTGTTCGCCCTCAACGTCATCCGCCTCGAGCTCGCCCTCGGGGCTGGTGACGAAGCCCATCAGCGATGCCGCCGAGCGGGCACGCACAACCGCAGCCTCTTCGTAGCCCGCCAACTGGTGCGCATCGGTGATCACTGGGGCAAACCAGGGCACGCCTCGGTGCTGGTTGGGGCGCTCGGGCACAAACAGGTGGATCACGTCCCGCGCCGGCAGGAAGACGTGCTTCACCGTCGACTTGTCCGGCGCACCTTGGAACCAGTAATCGCCGGGGTGGCGGGTCAGGAACGCATACTGCACCGGGCGGCCGTAGCGGTCGATCTCGACCCCCATGCGCCACTCGTTGCCCTTGGCGCTCACCGCACCGTTGTACTCATCGTCGAGCAGATCGCTTTCGATGATCTCCAGCGCCAGCGGAATCTTGCTGCCGCCAAACGGCTTGCGGTGGATACGAAACAGCACCTCGCCGCTCTCGGGTAGGGCGCCCGCGGCCAGCCACTCAAACATGTGGAAGCTGCTCTTGCCCGCCACATCGCAGTGATCTTTCCGGCACCACCGCTCCCACTTGGTCTCGGTTGCCGCGTTGATCCGCTCGTCGCGCTTGTTGCCGCGCAGGGTCATCACCTGCGACTGCAGCTTGATGCCCTGACCCACCACGTTGATCTGGGTGGTGCGCTTTGCCTGCTTTGCGTACGGGTTGTCCCGCACCATCTGGCGGCTGCGGTCACGCAGCTTGCGCAGGCTGGTCTTGATCTCGGCGTCGGCGCTGGTGCCGTTGCTGATCCAGTCGCTCGTCAGCCGGTTGATGATCGCGCCCGCATAGGTGCGCCGCCTGCGCCGAGCCGGTTCCGGCGCCGCAGGCTTCGGCCCAAATCCGAGGGCCGTCATGACTCGAGTGCGGATGCCCATCAGCGGTTACCGAAGCGGACGAACAGGTTGTGGGGGTTACCCAGGCCGTTGGCGATCATCGCCGCCTTGTTCTCGCGGGCGACCGCAGCCTTCAGGCGGGACTCCAGAGCGAGCAGCTCAGCCAGGTCGTAACGCTTCAGGCTACGGGTGCCGATCCGGTACTCCTGCACCGCACCGCCACTCATCAGCGCACGGATCGCGGCCTGCACAGAGTCCAGATCCTTTTGCGCCTGGCTGCGACCGTCAACGGCGGCAGGTGTTCCGGTGTAGGCGAGATTGGGGTCAACCTCGAACGTGCCTGAACCCAGCGTCGTCTTTGCGCCGCCAACCAGTGCTGTTGCAGTTGCCTGCCAGTAGCCGGTGTCGTCCTCGTGAAACCCAGCCGTGGTATTGGCGCTCAGCGTGAACTTCCACCCACTGCCTTCAGCCACGCCCACTGCAGTGGCGCCGTGGTTGTTGCGGTTGAACCGGACGAAATAGGTGAGGCTGTGAGTGGCACTCGTAATCGGCGCACCGAAAACGTCCACCGTGGGATCGTCCACCCACACAACCGTGTCGCCGGCCCGGATTTTCGAGGGGATCTTCACGGCCTCACCACTGACGGACAAAACTCCGTTTCGGAGCCTTGTTCGATCTTAGCGGCGCCTTTCGCTCCCTTTCTACGGGCTTTTCGAGCCGTTTCTCCAGCTGATCCCAGATTGTTCTGCGGTCATACCGCTGATACAGCCGATTTAATCCTGCATACGCATAAACAAGCTCGTCTAACGCTTCATTTCGCTGGCTTGATTTCTTTACCCATACCCTTTCGGGGTAACCGCGAACGAATCGAGTGATCTGCTTTTCTGCAGTCAATTCCTCGAAATACTCTTTCCCGGCCTCAGCGTAGAAGTGCAAATAGCCCGGCCCGGGCTCGTTGTGCTTCAACCTGCCGAACAGCAGGCTCTTCACGGTGTCCGAGCCCACCGGATACACCTCGGCGCCTTTCTTCAGCGCCCGGCCCTTGTGGTTCAGGTCGACCTTGGTGGGCTTACCAATCGGCGGCTTGCCCTTCTGGCTCTGGCCCTTCACCGCGATCACGCCCAGGTTCTGGCGCTCGCGGGCGTACTGGTACACCTCCATCGTGTGGTGACCGCCGGAGTCAATGCACACCACGTCCGGCCGCAGCTCGCCGCCGAGCGCATGCTTGAACGGCCTCAGGATGATCTCGTCGAGCTGCTTCCACGGCTCCGGCCGGCTCGGGTCGCCATAGATCACCGACCGATCCACCAGCCATCCCTCTTCCTCGCGCCCCCAGGCCCAGATCGACAGGCTGAGCCTGTTGTCCTGCACGTCGCAGCCGATCGTCACCGCTGACGCCTCGGCCGGGATCATCTTCGCCTCGTAGAACTCCGCACGCTCGAGCAGGCTGTCGGCGCCAACCTTCGCCGCGTAATCGTCCTCCCAGCTCTCGCCGAGCACCGTGTTGACGAACGTCTTCAGCGCCTCGGGATCACTCTTCGCCTCGAGAAACTCATCCCTGAGGTTTTCCCAGCTCGCATTTGGTGAGTAGCTGTAGGCCGCCCAGATGTGGAACGAGGCGTGCTTGCCGTTGCCCGGTGCAGTCGGCCGCCATTCGCCGCGCTCCACCATCCAGCGCTTCTTGGAATGCGGGATCAGAACACCGCACTGCTCGCACACGTAATGCACCGGGGAGTAGGGATCCTCCCAGCGCATGTTTGCCCACTTGAGGTACTGCATGTGCCCGCAATCGGGACACGGGCAGAAATACCGCCGCTGGTCGCCCTGGCTGAACAGCCGCTCGATCCGGCTCGCATCCTTCAGGGTCGGTGTCGACCCCGCCACGATCTTGCGGTTCCAGTAATACTCAGTCCGTCGGATGCCCAGCTTGATCTGGTCGCCCTCAGGGCCGGCACTCGGTGGGTAGCCGTCCGTCTCGTCAAACATCACCACCCGGCGGCTGACACGGCGGAAGCCACGCGGCGAGTTGGCGCCCACCAGGCCAAGCGTGCCGCCCGGGTACTGCTTTTGCAGGATGGTGTTCGCGCCGTCCTTTGCCTTGCTGTCGGACACCAGCCCCTTCAGCACCGGCACGTCGCGCAGCATCGGCGCGATCTCTTCCTTGGAATAGCCCTGCGCGTCCTCGATCGTGGGCTGCACCAGCATCATCGGGCAGGGATCCTGGTGGATGTGGAACGCGATGCAGGCGTTGAGGCACTTGGTGTAGCCAACCCGAGCGCTCTTCATCACCGAGATCTGCTCGATGCTCGGATCGGTGATCGCGTCCATGATCCCCTTCTGGTAGGGGAGCGTGTGCCAGCGGCCGGCCTCAGCGCTGCTTTCCGCTGATAAGTAGAAATGCCGATCTGCCCACTCGCTGAGGGTGAGCTTCTCCGGTGGCTTCCACGCCCGGAGCGCAGACGTAGCAAGCTCGCTAACTTCAGCCATCGGCCTCCGCTAGCTCCTCCAGAGCTTCGCGCACGATGTCCTCGAGGATCGCGATCTGGTCCTGAGTGAGATCAGGGATCCGCTGCTTGGCTTTCGACGGCACGCCCAGCACCTTGGTGCGGCTGATCGTAATCACCTCCACCCACTTCGCTTCGACATCGGCCGCCCGCACCAACAGGCCTTCCTTCTCCTTGCGCTCGAGCTCGAGCAGCTCGGCCTTAAGGAACTCAGTGCGGGCACGGCTCTCGTTGTACTCAGGGACGATCTCGCCAGCCTCGGGCGAGGCTAGGCGCTCGGGCTCTGGTGCCTGGCGCTTCGGCCGCGGCTCCGGCCAGGCGGTCTCACCCATCGCGGGCTTGGGACCGACGCCGACCTTCTTCATTGTCGTGGCGAACCAGTCCTCGCGCAGCGTCTCCGACTTGATCAGCTCGCGGCCGTCAGCAGTCCGCACGACCGGCAGGCGGCCCTGCTTGATCGCTTTGTAAACCGCCGTCCGGGACACCCCGAGCGCGTCGGCTGCTTCTGATTTCGTGATCAGCGGCAAGGTGTTGCCGGAGTTGTAAACCAAGGTTACAGGTTTACAGTCTTGGTTGACGCTAGGACCACAAACCCAGTCTGGAAGGGTAGTCTGGTCGGTTGCCTCGTTCTCGGGGAAAGGGGTGTCTTTGCGTGAGACTCACAAGACCAGAACTAACTTGCAAAAATCGTGCCTAGGAAAATACTGGGATTCGAATCAACCCACGAGTGCTGCGGCCCAACAGGACCCAATTGCAGTATCACGCTAGCGTTATGCCGTGGGGCCAGGGGCCGGCCGGCCGCCGATCGGGCGCCGCAATCCGCCAGGCGATCGCCCGCGGATTGCCTGGCAAGCGAAAGCCCGCCGATAGGGCGGGCATGAAAAAGCCGCCCGGTTAAGGGCGGCCGTTTCGCTTTCGGCTTCGTCGCCTGTCAGTTCGGCAATAGCTGGATCAAGCCGTCAGGCAAGCGAACCGCGGGAGCATTGGGCAGGATGAAACCGGAAACCGCAGGATCGGCACCGCGGGAACGTTTCGCCCGCAAGATCACGGCAACCTTTGCCGGATCGTTCCACCGATGATCGGTTTCGTCGCCCGGTACGGTTTGGAGGATCATCGTTTCGCCGTTGTAGGAGATTGCGACGCGGGCGGGAAGCGGGTCGGCTTTGCCTAGTTCGATCGGAATCGCAATCCGAAAGCCCGCCCTAGCAGCCGCGAAAGCGTCACGGGCGGCCGTTGCACGATCGGCGGCAAGGGAAGCCGTCACGTCGAAACCGGCGGCCCGTTGCGCTTCAAGCCCGGTTCGGCCGTGGGTCGGTGCTTTGCTGTATTCATACAGCTTGACGGATCCCTCGGCGCGGGCAGTTTGGAACGAAT